TGCTGCTGTTGGACTCGTTCGGCGACGAGCGGTCCAACGAGTTGTTGGAGCAGTGCGCGGAAATGCTCGCCTCGAAGATCCTGTCTTGGAACTTTGAGGATGAGCACGATGTGCCGGTGGAGATCACACCGAAGGCGTTCATGTCGCATGTGGACGGCCCGTTCTTTCAGGCGCTGACCCGGGCGATCCGTAAGGCGTCAACGGGTGTTTCTGTCCCTTTAGAGACGCCATCGGGAGATGGCAATTCTCTGGAGGCGCAGATCCCGATGGAGCCCCTGCCCAGCTAGTGCAAGCCCGCTGGGTTTTGGCGATGTGCACCCGGTTCGGGTGTCTGCCATCCCAGCTGATGCAAGAGGACGCCGACCTGCTGCGGCTGTTGGAGATCGAGGGACTTGGAGGGGGTGTAGACCATGGCTAACGAGGTGAAGATCCACGTTGTTGGATCCAATGATGCCAAGCCGGCCATGGACGACGCCCGTAAAGGGGTCAAAGGTCTCGGCGACGACGCGAAGAAAGCCGGGCAGGAACTCGGCGGCATGGGTTCCAAAACGAGCAAGGTGACCGCCGAGGTTAAGCGGCTGACCGCCGAGATCAGAGACCTGAACCTTGAGTTGGACGCCACCGGCGACACTGCCCTGTTCAAGCAGATCGACATCAAGCGGCAGGAGCTGGCCCGGTTCCAGCGGGTCGCGAAGTCGTTGGCCGCCGATTTGGCCGAGGGGATGGGTGAGGCCGGTCAGAAGGCCGGGTTGGCGTTGTCAACGAGTTTGGCGGACGGTTTACGGGCGGGTAAGCCTTATTTGATCGGTGCGGCGGTGGGGTTGGGTGTGGCGTTGTCGCCGATCCTGGGTGCGGTGCTGGCAGCCGGGATTTTGGGTGCGGCGGGTACGGGCGGCATGGTGGGTGGGATTGTCGCCGCCGCGCATGACCCTCGGGTGAAACAGGCGGCGCAGGAGTTCGCCGACGAGGCTGCCGGCCCGTTGAAGGAACTGGGGGGCCCATTCGTCGCGCCTTTGGTAGGGGCGTTGGATCATCTTGGTACGAAGATTCGCGACGTGGTCGTCAACAGCGAGTTGGCGGGCGGGTTGAAGGGCATGGCGGGTGAGTTGGCCCCGCTAACCCGCGGCATCGAGGGGTTTGTGGACAAGTTCATTCCCGGGTTCGTCAAAGGGTTGAAAGGCGCGGAGCCGATCATCCGCACGTTGGCGAATGAGCTGCCCGGTTTGGGTGAGGACATCGGGGAGATGTTCTCCTCGCTTGCCGAGGACCCGGACGGCGCGGTGATGGGCATGAAAGCCCTCATCGACACGACCGGCGATCTCCTGGTCATGGTCGGCGATGTGTCGGCTGCCCTGTCGCACACGTATGAGGATCTGGTCCGTTTCGGTGCCGGTGGGGCCGAAATTTTCCAAGGTTTGTTCGGGTGGATGCCGGTTGCCGGTGATGCGATCACCAAGACGACGGACGGTTTCCGCAACCAGGTGGAGGCTTTGGACGCGGCGAAGGGACCGGCGGCCCAGTTCGAGACGGATTTGAAGGACATCGCCGGTACCGCGGAGGAGGCTGCGGCACAGTTTGAGGCTTTGGGCCGTGCCATCGATGACGTCTTTGATCCGGTCATGGACTTGGATCAGGCGAATCTGCGCTACCGCGAAAGTTTGATCGAGTTGCAGAAGGAGCTGGCCGACGGCCCGCGCTCCTTGGACACGTGGACTGAGGCGGGTCAGCGCAACATGGACTCGGTGTTGGACAACATCAACGCCATCAAAGGGTTGCGGGATGCGACCGCGACCGTGCCGGAGAAGGTTGATGAGGCCAACGCGGCCTATGACCGGCAGTTGGAGGCGTTGCGCAAAAACCTGCTGGCGTTGGGTTACAACAAGGATGCCGTCAACGAACTGATCAACCGGTATAAGGGCATCCCGGCCGAGGTGACCACCGAGGTGCGCTACCCGGGGCTCCTCGCGGCGATCGAGGCGGCCAGGGAGCTGCGCCGGCTGCTGGGGTCGAATGCGGCCGGGTTCAACGAAGGCCCGCACACCGACGTAATGAACGGCGTCTCCTCTGGCACGTATGTGTCTGGCCGCGGCCACGGCGGCATCACCGGCGCGGCCGGTGGCGGTGCGCGTGGCGGCATGACATGGGTGGGTGAGCAGGGACCGGAGTTGGTGCGGCTGCCGTTCGGGTCGACGGTGATTCCGTCGGGGACGTCGCAGGCGATGGCGTCGGGGCAGATGGGCGGGGCGAGCGGCGGAACAACGTATGTGGTGATTGACATTCAGGGCACTGATGAGGATCAGCGGCGACGGATTCAGAAGATGGTCGACGTTCATGGCGACGGCAATGTGCAGGTCGCTTTCGGCAGGGCATCGGCGGCAAGCAACAACTAGGAGAGGGCAATGCTTCACGTCTACAAGGCCTGGAACTCTGCGATGGTCACGACGGCGTCTCCGGCTGCAGTCACGACGGGCACGACCATAAAAACCATGATCCAGTTGGCAACTCCGGCCACGCGACTGATCAAGATTTTGGGTTGGGGATACAGCTGCGACGACCCGCCCGGAGCGGATGCCGTGTTTGATCTCATTCAGTCCGATACGGCCGCGACGGTCACTGCGTTCTCGGCGTCTGGTGTGCAGCCTGTCGGCGCGGGTGTTCCGGCATCGCTTTTGACACTTGGCGTTTCGGCATCCGGGTTCACGTCTTCGTCGGAGACCGCACCGACGGTCACCAAAACGTTTGACGTGGTGCGGATGTCGTCGGTGTCGGCTGAGGCCGCGCCGAAGATGACCCACGAACGGTGGTGGGATTGGGATGCTGCCCATACCGTTGCTGTGTCGTCGTTTGTGCGGATGCGCGCCACCACGCCCACCACAGCGGTCGATCTGACCACGTGGATCTGCTGGAGCGAGTGAGCCATGGCCCTGTTGGTGCGATCGAGGCGGAGGCGGGGGTTCCCGTACCGCCGCCGCTTGCCTGGGGTGACGCATTACGGCGTGGAGCCGACGGTCACGTTCGCACCGGGGACACCGCTTGGCGTGCGGGCCTGGATTGCGCTTGCCCCCGATTTCACCCGGCCGTGGTGGGAGTGGAACTGGGCCGACATCACCGCCTACGTCCGCTGGGATCCGGGTGTGGCCACGTCGCAGGGCCGCCGCAACCAGGACACGGTGGTGGCCGCATCAACGGCACGGGCCACTTTGAACAACCGGGACGGCCGGTTCTCCCGCCTCAACCCGTACAGCCCCTACTACGGCCTGCTGACCCCGTTCACGCCGATCCGTTTCGCAGTGGACCCGGGCACCGGGTTCAACCACCGCTACTTCGGTTTCGTGAACTCGTGGCCGAAACGGTGGGACAGGTCGGCGAACGACCCGACGATCCCGATCGTGTGCCGCGGACCTTTGCATCGGGTGCTGCGCAGCCAAACGTTGCGGTCGTCGCTACACCGCAAGGTGGGCGGCACCAAAACCAGCGACATAGCCCCACTCGCCTACTGGCCGATGGAAGACGCCGCCGGGGCCGTCTCGTTCGCCTCCGCTGTCGGCGGATCGCCGATGGTGCGGGGAAACCACCTATACTCCGGGGCGACCGGCCCTGGCACGGTGACGTTCGCTGCCGAATCAACCCTGCCCGGTTCGCAGCCGCTGCCCATATTCGGGCCCGCCTGCAGCATGAAGGGGCCGATACCGGCCTACACCGACACCGGCCAGTGGGTGTACCAGATCATGCTGCGGCTGCCTTTCGAGCTGGACTCCCAAATTTTGGGGCTGCTGGATTTGCGCACGACCAACACCAACCTGCCGTACGTGTTCGTCGACCTTCTCACCTCGGGCGTCTCCACAGCGGTGGACATTCGGGTGCGAATCTACGATGCCACGGTCGCGTTGACCGATACGTTCACGGGCACCATCGACGACTCCAACATCTTCGACCAGTGGGTGTCGATCGTCGTCTGCTCGAAACTCGACGGCAGCGGCGGCAACGACACGGTGACCCTATCGGTGCTGGACACTGGCGGCTCAGTGTTGGGCACCACTGGCGCGCAGGTGGTCGACGCCAACTTTCACGGGGCGATCGCGTTCGCCGAAGTGCTCAGCCCGACTGGCGTCTACCCGGCGGGAGTGCTTTCGATCGGCGGGGCGGCATGGGGCCATGCCGCCGTCTACACCGACACGGCGTTCACCTTGGGCGTCGACGACGTCGCGCGTGCGGTCGCGGCGGGTGGCCACGTAGGGGAAATGGCACATGAGCGCATCGGCCGCCTGTGCGCGGAGGAACAGATCACCCTGCACTCGACGGCGGCCACGTCGGCGGCGCTCGGCCCGCAACCCGCCGGCAAACTTTTGACCGTTCTGCAGGATTCGGCGAAAGCCGCACAGGGGGTCCTCTACGAGTACGAGTTCGGGCTGGCCTTTCAGGACGTCTCCGATCGTTACAACCAGTCTGTGGCCATGACCATCGACATTGCGCAGGGGCAGGTTGTCGAAGACCTGGAACCGGCCGACGACGATCTGCGGTTCCACAACCAGTGGACGGCGTCACGCCCGGCTGGTTCGTCTGTCACCGTGCAGGCTGACGGTGCTCTGACCGACGCAGATCTGGTCTATGACGGTGCCGACACGTTCCAGTTGCAGACCGACGCCCAGCTGGCCGGTGTCGCAGGGTGGCTTTTGCACACCGACACCGTCGAGGAAGACTACTGGCCCAACGTTGCCGTCAACTTGGCCAAACATCCGGCGCTGATCCCCGACTGGCTGGCCCTCCCGTATGGGGCACGCATCAACGTCACCAACCTGATGTCCGAGGCCGGCGTGGACACGATCGACGCGATCGTCGAAGGCCACATGGAACATTTCAACTCGCTGCAGTGGTCGGCGCGGTTGAACACGTCACCGGCGTCGGTGTACACGGTGGGTGTCATCGATTCCGATCAGCGGCTGGACTCCGCGACGTCGACGTTTGCCGTGGACATTTCCGATTCGGCCGTCTCGCTGAGTGTGGCGACGTCTGACGCGGACGAGTTGTGGACGACCGACTCTGCGCAGATGCCTTTCGACATCGAGATTTGGCCGGGCCCGCCGCCGGACACGTCGGGTGGTGAGGTGATGACGGTGACTGCGATATCGGGTGCCAGCTCACCGCAAACGTTCACGGTCACCCGGGCTGTGAACGGTGTCGTCAAGGCCCACGCCGCCGGTGCCGAGGTCCACGTCCGCTATCCCATCGTCTTGGCCTATTAGGAGGTGGTGCTGTGGCGACATTCGTTTCCGGTCAGCGGCTGACGGCTGCACAGTTGGAGGATCTGCTACCGCTGTGGAAGCGCAAGACGAGCACCGAAACGCTCAACAACGACAACACGCTGCAAAACGATGACCAGCTGTTCCTTCCGGTGGCCGCTAACACCGAATATCAGCTGGAGATGCGGCTGCGTATCAGCAGCGGCGCTACGCCTGACTGGAAGTGCCTGTTTACCTTCCCGGTCGGGCTGACGATGAACTACAACGTCACCACCATCACGGCTGGCGCTACGACGCTGCAAAACTTCGACCTCGACCAGACGTCGACGACAACAGTTGAGGGCGGGCAAACGTCGCTATTTTTTGACGGAACGGTGGTGGTGTCGTCGACTGCAGGCACGCTGCAGCTGCAGTGGGCGCAGAACACGGCGAACGCGTCCGACACCAGCGTTCTGGCTGGCAGCTACCTTAAACTGATGAAGGTGGTGTGATGGCCGACGATCCGAGTATTCCCAACGTGTACGGGTGGGATGCGAGTAACTTCGATTGGGACCGCGGTCCTATGGACCTGGCTGCCGCTGCCCGTGACGGCATCCAGTTCTTCACCCACAAGGCCAGCGAGGGTGGCGGTACGACACATTCGCACTATGGGGAGGCGTTGCGCCGGGCACGCGATGCGGGGATTCCGGTGTTGGGCGCGTATCACGTGGTGCGCTCCTCGCCGAGCGTCGCGACTCAGGTCAACCATTTCCTGTCCTACCTGGACAGTCAAACGCCGTGGTGGCGCACCTGGCTGGACTGGTTCCTGCAGGTGGATCTGGAGAAGTGGTCCTACGATGCGGTGCCGGCCAGCGTGGGTGAGGCGTTCGCCGATCTGGTCGAGCAGCGCACCGGTAGGCGGGCGGTCATCTACGCATCCCGCGGGCAGTACGGCAATGAACTGACCGGCACGAGCCACCTGCTGTGGAATGCGAACTACGGCACCAACCCGGTTCTGCGGTTCACCACCGCCTACGGGGTGCGCGGCGGCGACACCGGCCCCGGCTGGGTCGCCTACTCCGGGCGGATGCCGACCATCTGGCAGTACGGCTCGCAAACCATCATCGGCAACCAGCCGGGCTGCGACGCCAACGCGTTCCGCGGCACCCTCCCGCAACTCAAGTCACTTCTTCGCCCCACCCCGATCGGAGACGAAAACATGCAGAGGACAGCAAAGGATGCGCAGGGCCAGTCGTGGATTGGCGATGGCATCCTGCGCCGCGCGTTGACCGAGGCCGAGCGGAAGGGCTGGACCGACGTCGGCGTGCCCCACGACGGAACTTCGACGAACATCTCCACCTACGGCCGTGACATTGCCGAGTTGGAGTTGGCGGACCCGGCACCGGTCGACGTTGCTGCGCTTGCCGCTGCGCTCGCGCTGCTGCTGCCCCAGCCTCCAACGCCACCGACCGCCGACGCGATCGCTGACGCGGTAGTCGCCGAGATCGCGAGCTGAGCACCGTGAACGCGGCGATGCTCGTCGCCGCCATCGGGTTCGCGTCCACCGTCGGCGGCATCCTCATCACGGGGTGGCTGGGGCGCAGGCAGAACCGCGCGCAGGTGCAGGAGATCACCAACCGTGCACACGGTGAGATCTACGCGGCGTACGAGGGACTGCTGCGTCAGCAGCGCACCGATGCGCAGATCACCCGCGAGGAGGCCCGCTCGTGCAAGGACGCGGCGAGGGCAGCCGAGCAGCGCGCGGATGCGGCTGAGGAGATGGCGTATCAGGCCAACGACAGGATGCGCTCGATGGAGCGGCTTCTGTCGGAGCTGCGCCCTTTCTTGGAGCGTGTGCCAGGGTCGGAGGCTTTCGTGGCGCAGATTGACCGGGCGCTGGCCGCAGCCCGGCCCTAGACCTTCTGTCCGAAATCAAACCCCTGAGGAGGGGCCAATGTGGACTGCCCGATTTTGGAAGGGCACGCTTGAGCGTGCCATCAAAACGTTCGCCCAAGCGGAGATCGCGCTGATGTCCGGCGACGGCCTCGGCCTACTCGACATCGACTGGAACACCGCCGCGTCGGTGGGCGCACTGGCCGCGCTCCTGTCGCTGCTCACCTCGCTTCTGTCGCTGGGCATCGGCCCGCAAAACTCGGCCAGCCTCGTCGAAACCCAGGCACCGCGCAGCATTCGCTGAACCCAAACCCCTGAAGGAGCGCAACAGTCATGCCGCTGAAATGGCGACCAGCAATCTCCGTCACCGCCGCACTGATGCTACTGGCGGGTGTCTTCGGGGCGTTCTCGACAGCCATGGCCCCGGCCAACGCTGTGGCACCGCTGGACGATCAGGCTGTGCTGTACCGGGCGTGTGTGTCCCGGCTGGCCGACGGCCGCCCGCTCAACGCCACGCGGCGGGCGTGGCTGCAGACGTGCCGGGACGTGTTCGCCCCGCCCACGGCGTCACCGTCCCCGTCTACCAGTCCCAGCCCGTCGCTGAGCCCGTCTCCGAGCGTCAGCCCTACGACGTCACCCACACCGAGCCCGACGATCCCAGGGCCCTCCGTGTGCCCGCCGCTGCCCGCATTCCCGGACGGCGGATGCACCGGGTTCTTGCACACCGGAGTAACCGAGGCCTCGCTCACGGCCTGCCCGACGCGTCTGGAGACCGCCAATGCCGTGTACGACCGGTGCCGATTCGACACTGTCGTCATCGCTGCCGACAACATCCGGATCACACGGTCACTGGTAGTTGGCACCGTCCAGGGCGTCAACGGCAACAACCAGCTTCGCGGTTTGCAGCTGACCGACGTCGAGATCCGAGGCGAGGCCGGAGGAACGGATCAGCTGGCCGCGATCGGCACCGACAACTACAGCTGCCTGCGCTGTCACATTCACGGCGGCTACAGGGGTTTCGGCCTGAGTACCAACGTCCGGATCGTCGACAGCTACGCGCATGGCTTCCGGACACAGGTGGAGGCGCACCAGACAGCCGCGAGCACACACGGCGGGACTGGCGTGTTCATCGACCACTCCCGGCTACGGTGTGAGAGCAACCAGTACGCATGCTCAAACGGGATCAGCTTCTACGCAGCGAACAGTCTCATCGACGACGTCACGATTCAGAACAGCCACATCAGCACGGACGCCGGCAGTGGGATCGGGTTCTTCTACCTGAACGGCGACAAGCCGTACGACATCCACAACACGCGCATCCTGAACAACGTCTTCGGGTCGTGGGAGTACGGCATGGTGGCGAACTGGATGGGCGACCGGGACGGCAACGTGTGGTCGGGCAACGTTCAGGTGCCATTCGACCCCAGCTGCCGCTGCTAGCCGCAGCGGTTGGCTAGCAGCCAGCCTGACTGGTCGTCATCGTCGGCGGACCGTACTGGACGTCCGCCGACGAGCCGAGTGGGGTGCTCAACACGAACCCGGTCAGCGCACTGTGCGCATCGACTGGCAGCTTGAGCACCTGCCCTGTCCGGCCGGATGCGGTGACGATCGACATGGCGAGCAGGTCACCATCGGGGTGGTCCGTAGACGACACCCGCAGCTCCACCCACCCGCCGAACGTTGCGGCCGGGTATTGCACCGTCAACTCCCGTCCGGCCGTCTTCAGCGCGAGAAGTTGGTCACCTGCGGTCTGCACATCTACCGTCGCCGCGGTCGTGCTGCCGGTTTGCAGCTGCACCAGCCGCCGGCCGGCCTGTGCGCCGACGTCGGCGGGCAGCAGCAGCGTCTGCCGCCACGTCCACATGCCGGTGTCGTGGTAGGCGGGGATATCACCGGCGGTCGGCTCCGTGATCGCGAATGCGGGCAGCGGAGCGACTCCAGCGGCCTCGATGCAGGCTGGTGCCGCCGGGGCTGCGGCGACCTGCGCGGGCTTGCCGGTGACCGCGGGGACGACGATGGCTGCGGCGGCGATGGCCACCACGCCCAGCGCTGCGATGACGCCGGCAACAAGTTTGGGCTGGTCGAGCCAGGTCGACACCGTGGGCGCCTGCGTGTGGGCGGCTGCCCGGTCGAGGTCGACCTCAATGTCTGTAAGGGTCATAGCTGCCACGGTAGGACTCTGGTAGATCGAACGCTCGGTATGTGCTGAGAGCCGACACCTTCGCGGAAAAGATCGAAAAGTGAAAGGCCCGGTCCACGATGGACCGGGCCTGTTCGCAGTTTCAATCCGTCATTCCCTCGGCGCGCATCTCCGCGCGGATGGCCTCCCGCAGTGACCACAGCTGTGCATTGCCTAGGGTGTCGTCGCCTAGGTGTAGTAGTTCATGACGTTGTTTACACGGGCCAGCCCAGCAGATCGAAGATGGACATCTGAGCTTCCGTGATCTCCACCGTCTCGGGTAGCGGCTCGGGCACGATGAACTCACCACGGGCCGGGGTACGCGAAACGGGCGGTTGCCAGTCCAGCGCCGAGTGACGGCGCTCGTGGTTGTAGTAGTTCAGGAACTCGACCAACGCGGCCGTGCGGTCCTCTTCGGAGTCGTACGGCCGCCGCCGTAGCCACTCGCGTAGCAGCGTCCCGTTGTACCGCTCCACCTTGCCGTTCGTACGAGGCGTGTAGGGCCTGGTCCGCTTGTGTGCCGTGCTCGTGACAGCCAACGCCGCGGACCATATCCGGGACCGGTAGCAGGAGCCGTTGTCGGTCAGGCACCGGTGCAGGCGGGTGAGCCCGTAGCCGCCGAAGAACACCGAGGACCGCTGCCAGAACCCGGCCGCGGTGACGCCCTTTTCGTCGCCCAGGACCTCGCTGTAGGCAAGCCTGGAGTAGTCGTCGACCGCGGAGTGCACGTAGGCGTAGCCGACCTTCCCGGTCCCTTTGCCCTTGCGTTTGGACGCCCGGGCCGCGTCGGTGCCGCGCTCGTGGACGGCCCAGCCGCCGCCCTTCGGGATCCGGCCGACCTTCTTGATGTCGACGTGGACCATGTCGCCGGCGTTGGCGTGCTCGTAGCGCACGACCCGCATCGGCTCACCGGTGGGCGGGTCCATGTCCCGCACCCGCGACAGATCGTGGCGCTTCAGGGTGCGCTGCACGGTCGAGGCGGACACCTCGATGCCCACCTCGGCCAGATGTGCGGCGATGCGGGCGTTGCCCCACTTCTCGGCCCGGCGCAGATCCAGGATGGCGTCCACGATGTCGTCGCCGATCGCGGCCGGTGACCGCTGCGGCCGGGACGACTTCTCGACCAGCCCGGCCTCGCCAAGCTCGACCCACCGGCCGTACCACTTCGCCAGTGTGGCCCGGCTGATACCGGCCTCGGCAGCGATGTGCGCGATAGGCCTGCCCGAGTCCACCCGCTGGCACAGCCGACGTTTTCCCTCGAAGGTCAGCGGACTGTTCGGATGGCTCACCCAACTAAGTGTGTCATGACAGATCACCCTTTTGGTGTCATGACAAATCCTGCATCCGGTGTCATGACACGGTGGTAAGATGGTGTCATGACACCCGCTGCGGTCGAGAACCTTTCATGCAGGACAAACGCTCAATCTGCTGGATCCGCGCTGATACTCCGCGCGGATGCCAGAGCGCTTCCGCTAGCGGATTGCAGCGTCGACCTGATCGTGACATCGCCGCCGTACTTCGGGCTTCGGTCATACACGGACGGAGGCGAGCACTATGACGGTCAGATCGGCAGCGAGGAGACCCCGGCAGAGTTCACCGCCGCGCTTCTAGCCTGCACCCGCGAGTGGATGCGGGTGTTAAAGCCGACCGGGTCGATGTTTGTGGACCTTGGTGACTCGTACTACAGCGGCAGGGGTGCGCCGGGCAAGACGACCGTTGACGCCAAGAACCTCGGCCGGACTGCGCGCCGTGCTGGTCGGTCCCCGTTGGACCGTTCCGACCTCGGCTACCCCCGCAAGTCGCTGCTGCTTATGCCCGAGCGGTACCGCATCGCCTGCCTCGACGACCTCGGGCTTACCGTCCGTGCGGTCATGGTGTGGGAGAAGCTCAACGCGCTGCCCGAGTCGGTCACCGACCGAGTGCGCAGGTCACACGAGGACTGGGTCCACCTCACGATGGGCCCGCGTTACTTCGCCTCCGTAGACGAAATCCGCGAGCCCAGCGATCCGCGCAACCTGCGGCCCTCCGACCTTGCCGGTCGCGTCAGCGCCAAGGACGCCGCGCGCCGCTCGTCCCGCCTCGGCGCGGTCGGCCACCCTGGCGTGCCCCTTGCCTTCAACCCCCTCGGCAAGCTGCCCGGCTCGGTCTGGGCCATCGCCAGCGAGCCGCTTAAGGTGCCAGCTGAGCTGGGTGTAGACCACTTTGCGGCGTTCCCCATGGAGTGGCCGCGGCGCCTGATCAGGGGCTGGTCGCCCAGCGGTTACTGCACCGAGTGCGATGAGCCCCGGCGGCCGACCTACAACCGCGACTTCGCCATCCAGGACGACTGCAGCCCAGACACCGCCTTCAAACGGGACAAGCACTACGCGGGCAACAACTGGCGTGACAAGCCACGGGGCTCATCGATGGTCTCTCGGGCGGGCGAGGCCTGCGCATGCCCTGCGCCGACTGCGCCGACGCGACCAGCAGTTGTCCTTGACCCATTCGGAGGAACTGGAACGACGGCCCTCGTCGCCAGGGCCTATGGCCGTATCGGCATCAGCGTCGACATGTCCGCCGACTACTGCCGCATCGCCCGCTGGCGCACCACCGACCCGGGCGAGATCGCTAAGGCACTTGGCGTGGCCAAGCCACCATCAGAGGTCGAAGGCCAGGGCGAACTGTTCGGCCCGGAGATGGACCTGTCATGACACCTGACATACTGCCGCACGTGCCGAACGCTCCTAAGACACCCCAGCGGACCATCCGCATTCCGGACAAAACCTGGGATGCAGCGAAGGCAGCTGCGGAGCGCCGCGGCGACAACCTGTCCGAGGTGATCAGGAAGAGCCTGGAACGCTACGTCAGGCGGAACCCGCCACCCCAGAACGGAACATCGACGGAGGAATCATGAGCTGGCGCGATATCGACCCCGACCCGATCCGCCCCATGGACGACACGGTCGCTCAGGACGACCAGCCGGAGGTAATCACCTGCCCGCTTTGCAACGGTACCGGCGTCCGGCACATCGGCGATGGACTTGAGTTCGAGACTTTGGAGTGCACGGAATGCGACGGCACCGGTCTCACCGAACCGCGGGTATCCTGATCGCGAGCTACCTTGCCAGTCGCCCGGGATCGGCTCCGGGACGCAGCCCCCGCATTCACTGCGGGGGCTGCGTGGTCCCCGGGGTTCGTGTCAACAACCTCCTGACCCAACACACCTAGGTAGTGCTCGCAGTACGCCTTGCCGACCTGCTCCCAGACGTCCAGCCCGGCGGCGTAACCGGCTGCCCGTAGCTTCTCGTCCGTGTTGAGGTGTCCCCCGTCGTATTCGTCCGGGTGAACCGGTGCGCCCCTCATAGCAGGCTCCGGCTGCCAGCTGGTTCTGGTGTCATGGTCACGCCTTCTCCTCTATCTCGATGCCGTAGCCCTTGGCGAGCACGGCCGCAACCCCGTCCAACGCCGTGCGGTAGCCGTGCAGGTATTCGGCGTCCCGGTCGTCGCCTGCTGGCTGCTGGCTGTGATCGTGTTCGGCCAGGATTGTTCCCAGACATCTGGTGCGTACCCGCCGCCGCTGATCATCTCGGCGTAGGTGCGTTCGTCCTCGATGGCAGCCTTGAGGCGTTTGGTCAGGTCATTCATGGTCAGCTCCATCCTCGATGCCGTACGCCTCGGCGAGCGCGAGCAGCGTCGGGCAGGGCCAGTCCATCATCACCGGCTCGATCATTGAGCCACCCAGTTCGAGGCAGACCTGGCATTCCACAGCCTTGGTGGGCGTATGGATCTCCAGGATCTTCCGGTGTGCTGCTACCTGCCTCTCGGCTAGCCGCTCCGTCTCGTCCAGCGCTTCGCCGAGCTTGGCGATCAGGTCATCCACGGTCGGCCCTCCGAATCGCCTTCTCGTCGTGTAGCCAGCCTTCAACCCAATCGGCCATCTGGGCATCGTCCACGCCCAGGGCCTTCTGGAGGGCTGCCCAGTTGCCGCCGCGTATCGCCCACCATCTGATCTCGAACCTCAGACGGCTTGCGGTGTACCAGGCGAATCGAGCCTTCGGCTTATCCACGGTCGGCCTCCTCTTCCAACTCGCGCGCCCGCTGCTTCAACGCATCTACCTCGGCCCTGTAGGCGGACCGGGCGAAAAGCTTCCCTCGCAGGAAGTGGTGCACATCCCGGAAGAAGCCGCGCCACTCCCGCCAGTCGCCGACCGCACGACCGACGATGATGCCGACCCCAAACACGACGGCAGTCTGCACGCTGAACCAGTCATCCACGGTCGGCCTCCAGCTGCATCAGGAACTGGCCGAACGCAACGAATTGGCTGCCATCGCAATGGTGCAGCTTCGACGGCGACGGCACAGGCATCCCCTCCCACGGCGGGTCCTGACCGGCGAACGGAAAGTCGCCGTTGTGCCAGACGAACACGTCATGACAGTTGTCATCTGCGACAACCAGGGCCTTGCCGACGTAGCCGCCCATCGTGGGATACCAGCATGCCCAGCCGACCTGGCCATCGCAGAGGTCGACCCGCTCGCGGTTGGTGCATTGATCGGCTGTTGGTTCTTCCACTGTCGTTCCTCTCCTAACATGGCAGGGCGGCGACAGAGGTATTAGAGCTATCTCTGTCGCCGCCCATCTTAGAAACAAAAAAAGGGGAGCCAGCCACGTCCGGGTAGAACGTGGCTGGCTCCCTCTCACCGTACCTAGCGGGCTACCCGGACCCGCTGGCCCGGACTGTCCGCTTCACACTCCCGCAGGTGCCGGGGAAACCGGTGCTTCCACGGTCAGGCGTTCGATCTGCTGCACCGGGGTCAGCTTCGGCTGGCGCGGTGCACGGTTGGCTATCCGCGCGTTGCGTTCCCGGGTAAACCGGGCCTTGCCCTTCGCGTCCATGTTCTCGTAGCCCGCATCTTTGCGTGCCCGCAGCTCATTCTTGTCGATCTCCCGCTTGGCTGGCTTAACCGGAGAGCCGACCGCGATAGCCTGCTCGATCTCCTCGACCTTGCCGAAGTCGACGATGATGTCGCGCAGACCTTCTGCCATCAGGATTGCGCTGACCACGAACGCGGCCAGGCCCTTGACGAGCAGGGGTGCCGGGGCAAGGAAGTTGACCGAGCCGGATACCGCAGCGCAGAAGGTGAGGAACACGAATGCCCTGATCTTCGACTTGCGGCCCACGGCCGGGGCGGCGATCGTCTCGACGCAGTTGAGGATCGTCCAGTCGGCCAGGATCGGCGCAGAAAGGGCAATCATCAGCATGCCGACCGATTCGATGACGGCTTGGGGGGTGTGCCAGTGCAGGAACGGGATGACTGCTGCGAGCAGGAAGCTCATCTGGTGCGGTGTGGAGACGATGAGCGCAACCTTCGTGATTCTGCCGGACCGGCCCTCAATGCGGTCGACTGATGTTTCCATCCGGTCGGCGGCACCCTTGGCCTTTCGGCCGCGGTACAGCTGGGCCTCGGTGAGTTCGGTACCTGCGGTGATGGTGCTGGTGTTCATGGCCCCTCCTGGGGGTGATTGGGTGTCGCCAGTCGACGCCCCCGCGGCGGACTGGCGACGTGCACGGAGCTGGGCTCTACGTGCTGGGTGTGAGCTGTTGGCCTGACGGCCACAGCACGGGACCGAGCTGGTCGGTCCTGCACTGTGTGCGTCAGGAGCTGGTTAACGCGCTGCGCGGTCGAGGTGCCTGCGGCCTGGTGCTAGCGATCACCAGGCGTCTGAGGCCCGCTCGGTCGCGTCGGCATAGGACTGCTCCCACGCCTCGGTCGCGCTTTCAAGTGCCGGGTGGTAGCCGGAGGCCGCGCGGTCCAGCGCCGCCTTCGCAAGCCCGATGTGCTTCATCGCCTCCGCCTTCGCGTCAGCTTGAGCTTTGCTGATCTGCTCGTCGGACCAGTCGGAACGCAGCTCGTCGGCCGCGTCGCCGAGCAGTCGGTGAGTGTTGCGGCGGATCTCTTCAAACGTCGGCAACTTCGCCATCTCGATCTCCTCTCGTTTGGCCTGGCGGCCACGGCGTGCGCTCCGTGTTGCTGGCTGGAGCGCCGCCGAAGCGGTCAGGTGCTATGCGCCTTCCGGCGCGTCGAGTGCTTTCTCGACAACCCACACCGAATCGCTTTCCGGCGAGTACGTGGCGTAGTACAGCCAGCCGCCCGGCACGCGCGGCTCCTGAAAGTCGCCGTCGAACCGGGCGGCGGCGACGGCCCAGCCTCTCGCGTAGGCGATCGCCCGGTCGGCTGTCGAGAACGGGAACGGTTCCGTGTCGGCGTGCCGGTCGGCGATCATTGCGAGGTAGATCTTCATGGCTTCTCCTTTGATCGGTCTGGCCTTCCACAGCCAGGCCCGATGTGGTCGGGCCTGTCCTGAAGCAGGTCAGCGCGGTTGGTAGGTGAGCTGCCACCAGTGGTGGCCGTCGAGGTCGCCGTCGCCGTGAAGGCCGGTGACAGTCCAGCCCGCCGCGATGTGCGGGTCGATCGCCTGGCCTTGCGGCTTCCCGTCGTCGCCGAAGAGGTAGGTGACGCAGGTCCGGGGCCATTTGTCGATCCACTCTTGCCGGGCGGCGAACACCGCCAGGTAGGCGTCGATCTCGCGGCCTCGGCCGCGCAGTTCGTAGTTGTGGCCGCAGATCCAGCCGTAGCCGGAGTCGTCGTCGGCCATCCACGCCGCGCACCAGGCCAAAACCTGGCTGCTGTCCACGGCGATCCACCAGCGTTTGCCGGTTTCCCACTGCGCCGTACGGCTCATGTCGATCTCAGCGTCGGCCATGATCTGCGGCGGTGGATTGTCCGCGATCGGGCCTAGCCACTTCTCCCAGTCGGGGTCGCCTGTCATGCAGGCGACGACGGTGACGGTCATCGTGCTCCCTAAACTTGTAGGGAGCCAGCGAGGTGTTACCAGCATCTCGCTGGCGTCCGGGGACTCATCGGCACGGGCGTAACCCGTGGACCCGGTCAGCCTCACGGCGATCGGGTTTCGTCCTGACTAGCTACTCGACGTGACGGTCTCTGAAGCGGCGTCGAGCATGGCCACGAAGCGCCGATCTCCAGCATCACGCAGCAGCTCAAGGGCGTAGGCCTGCATGTCCTGAACATCGTCGAAATCCGGGGCCTTGCTGAGCAGCCGGATCTGGATCGCGTCGCCGGTGTCCTGGCGGCGCTCGATGCGCCCCCTCGCCATGCGGAGATGCGTGCCGACGACGGCCAGGAACTCCGACTGGGCCTGGTCGGGCCAGTCGCTGGTGTCGTCGATCGGCCCTCCCTCGGCGACGAGAGCGGCGTGCAGCTCAGCCCATGGCAGGTATTCGCCTGCGATGGCACCGCGCACGAGGCCGTGCGAGGTGATCGCGCCCGGGGTTGTGTTGCGCGTGGGGGCGTCAAGTCCGGCCGTCGCGGCGGTGAGGGCGGCCAGGATCACGTCGTGGACCTGGCCGAAGCGCTGAGCGGTTGAGACCCAGTTGGTGGCTTGCTTCTGAGTCAGCGACTCGTTCATTTGTTCCCCTTCGACTGAATCAGCCGGGGTGATCCCGGCTGCCAAGGCGCTAGTCGAAGTCGAGCACCTTGGTTTCGTTCGCCGGGAGAATCCCTGTCCGGCTGGTGGTCACTGTGTGGTAGCTCGGCTTTCGTGGCGACCCGGCTCGGGCGGCTCCAGCTCTGCCTGTTCTCTTGTACCTCAAATTCTACAGCACCACCGCTGTAGCACAAGGAAAGAACAGCAATAGTGCTGTCAATTAGGCGACAGATAAGCGCAGCACCCGTGCTGTAACGTGGGAAGGGTGAGCGACCGACTCGGCAACCCAGCCGCAGCCGCCTATGTAGGCGTCAGCCCGTCAACGTGGCGGGCCTACGTCGCGCGCGGTCAAGCACCCAAGCCGGACGGCCGCGACGAAGGCTTCGGCCGCGACTACTGGCTCAAGAGCACGCTCGACGCGTGGAACGACTCGCGTCCCGGGCCGGGACGGCCACGGAAGGAAAGCCTCGAGGGCTAGACTGATCTGGCGGCCCTAGAGAAGTTGCAGCGGAACCCTGGCGCCTCAGGCCCAGCCTTAGCCCTCGCCTCGAAAGCGAGGGCTTCGTGCTTCCGCGACTCAACGCCCTGCAAAATGGGCTGATGAATCCAGTGAGGCGCCTAAAGAACCCGGTGATCTACATGTCCCGCCCCACCACGCGTGAGGTCTGGCAGTTGCTCTACGGGGCCGAACCGGACCTCACCGGCGATCTCGACGGACTCGGCGGCTACCGGATCACCACCCGCGCCTACGACTACTCGGTCCAAACCCAGGACCGGCAGCTGGTAGTGGCATTCCACTGGCATCCCACCGGAAACTCTGACGTGACAACGCCGCATCTTCACATCGGTGCCCAGCAGCTGAGCGCCGAAGCGGTTATCTCTCACAAGGACCACATCGGCACTGGCCGAATCATCCGGCGTCCAACCTCGCGTCTGGTGTTCGACGCTTGTCACTGTCATGAGCACAGACTAGTGGGTTTGACACGCGATCGGCAATATCGGACTTGAACCCGTGCTTGACACCACTTCCAACATACCGATAGCCTCCTGTGCATGGCACCGATCCACGTGCAGGTAACCGAACCGCCCGAGTTGATGACAGTGGCCGAGGTCGCCGCCATGTTCCGCGTGAGCGACGAAACCATTCACCGTTGGTGCAGGTCGGGCACCCTGCCATTCATCCCGATGCCTAGTGGCCTCAAGCGTTTTCGCCGCGAGGAAGTCGAGGCGATCCTCGCGGGCGAGCCCTCGGTGCGTGCGTCGTGACCCCGGGTCCGTCTGGTCCGGGTGGTCCTGTCGGACCGTCGACACCACCTCCTCCGCCGCGTCCTACGGGACCGCCTCCGCCACCCGTGCCGCTACCGCCTGCTGGGCGGGTACGAGAGGCCTTCTCCGTGCCCGTTCGGCAGCAAAGCTCCTGCGCGCCAAGCCCATTGAGGGGTGGGCGGACCGCGTGGGAGACGCCCGGGACCTGATTGAGCTTTCCCCGGTGCTCTCAGGTCCCGGGCACCGGGGCCCGGTTGGACGACCAAGGCCGGGCCCCGCCAAAGACCGGTTCCGTCCGTCCCGCTGGTGGCGGACGGAACCCCAAACCAGCCACCAGCAGACAGAGGAGAAATGCGATGAAATACAGCTTCGACGACCACCCCGAACACAAAACCCAACTCGGCACCTGGGCGCAAACATGGATCGACAACGCCATGTCCACAACTCCCGCCGACCAAGACCGCATGCGCCAGGCGATGACTGGCCTTTATCAAGCGGCGAACCTGACCCCACCACCCGCGCACCGCAGCGTTTTCGTCCGCTCCCCGATGACGGCCGCGATCGCTGGCACCATCGCCGCCGGCGTGTGGTGGCTGCGTGAGAACCCGGCCAAACACGGTGAGCTGTTCGGCCGCCTGATATCCGAGCAGGAGCTGATGGCTGCGGTTCCGGTGGCGTGCCGGATCGCCGTTGACCGGGGCATGGCTGCGGTGAGCGGCGACAAGCCCATCCTGGTTTTGAAGCCCGCGACCTACGCCGCGACCTACGCCGCGACCTACGCCGCGACCGACGCCGCGACCCGCGCCGCGACCAACGCCGCGACCAACGCCGCGACCAACGACGTCGCTAGGTTCTTGCTCGCCTGCGGGCCACGGTGGTACCGCATGTACAACGGCGGATCCGACTGGTCCGCCTGGCCCGCCTACCTGAGCTTCTTCCGCCACGTCGCCGACCTGAACCTGCCCGTGTACGACAAGTGGCGCCACTACGAAGACGCCGCCCGCCACGGGGCCGGCCGCATGATGCACGCCAAATTCTGGATCGTCTGCGACCGGCACGTCGAAGTCCACATCGACCCGGACCGCAGGCTGCACTGCGAAACCGGGCCAGCGCGGTCCTGGGGTGACGGATGGGCGATCTGGTACTGGCACGGCACCCGCGTCCCTCGCGACCTCATCGAGGGCGACGGCTGGGACAGCACCCGGATCCTGCGCGAGGCAAACGCCGAGGTGCGCCGCTGCGCCATCGAAAGGACCGGTTGGGACCGATTCGTCACAGAGGCAGGCCTGACCCAGGTCGGTGCGACCGCGGCCGACCCCGGAAACCCCGGCAACACCATGGCCCTTTACGACGTGCCGGAGCAGATCTATGAGGAGGCGGTGCGCGTGCTGCTGGTAACCAACGGCAGCCCGGAGCCGGACGGGACACGGCGCCGTTTCGGGTTGACCGTCCCAGCGCAGATCACTGATCCGCTTGCAGCGCAGGCGTGGATCCACGACGACCCGGCTCATCCGGTCCGGGTCACCGCCGACGGTTACGCGCAACTCGCGCGTCGATCCTGAAAGGACATGCGATGACGATCACCGTTGAGGTGCCACCTGTTGCTGGCGTTCCGCAGGCCCAGGGTGACCTGAGCTTCTGGCCGTGGGACGAGCAAGTCTCCTCGCGGCGGCGGGCCGCGGACATCGCCGCGGCGCAGCCGGTGACCGGACCTGTCGTGCTGGTTACCGGCTCGGGGGGTCACGATCACACGCTCATGTCCGCTGGCATGTCTTTGCACACCACGGACCTGCGCTGGCACCGGTATCCCGGCGACTCGCAGACCCTCGGGGTCCTGGTCGTCGGCCAGGGGTTGGAGGCGGTCGTGCGTCACGCCGAGCACGGTGACAACCGCATTGGACCGGGTGTGTATGCGGTGCGCCGTCAGCGTGAGCAGGCCGACGAGATCCGCATGGTGCAGGACTAGCACCTACTTCCGCTACATGGCGGGAGGCCGGGCCAGCGCACAGCGTCGATCCACTGTCTTGCTGGCCCGGCACGCAAGAGGAAGAACGGCTCCCGAGCGGTAGTAGCGCCCAGGAGCCGGAAGAGCTAGACCCGACGAGAAACGGAGCTCTCGCACATGTCCAAAGCAGAGGGTAGCAGCAAGCACCGCAAGCTCACGCAGGCCGAATTGATGGCCGAGGCCAAGGAGCGCTTCGGCGAAGATGTGATGACGTGGGCGTTCCGGTGCCCGTCTTGCGGTGACGTCGCCTCCCTGGGTGACTTCAAGGTCGCTGACGCGGATCCCGGTCTTGCCGGTCAGGAGTGCATCGGCCGCCATCTCGGCGCGCTGAGCAAGGCAATCAAGAAGTACAAAGGCCGTGGCTGCGATTGGGCCGCCTACGGCCTTTTCCGGGGGCCGTGGGAGATCGAGCTTCCCGCTGACGGCAACAAGCCCGTCCGCTCGGCATGGAGTTTCCCGCTGGCCGATGCAGTGGTGGTGTCGTCATGAACGCCACAGCCGATTCCCTTGTCCGCTCGACGGTGATTCAGATGCGGGCATGGCTGGGCGAGGACGCCTCCCGCTCGGCAGCGCAGCGGATGCTGGCCGACTATCAGCTCCGGTGCGACTTGGACGAGGACCTGTCCGCGTCGGTGCTGGGGCACTTCCACGCGGACGCCGAGCCGGTGCCGAACGTCGACTACCTTCCTGAGCGCACGATCTTCTCTCGCTGCAACTGGGTCGGCGGCTGCGATACGGAGCTGTCCGAACAGGACGGCTCGCTGCTGTGCACCTTCCACCGCGCGCCAGACGGGTGGGTGGCGTAATGGACCCGTCAAGTGCCACCAGGACCTCGCTGCGTGCGCAAGCCGATCAGACGCTATCCGCGACCGGCCTTGGTCTCGACTTGATGGTTGAGGTGGCGCGCGCCCAACTCGACACCGGCAAGGATCGCATCGACGTCGTAGCCGCACTATTCACTCCGCTGGCCCTCACCTCGGCGCTGGGTGCAGGCGAGGAGCTGCTGCGTGGTTTCGCGCTGGCCGTCGTCCGGCTGGCAGAGCTGCCTGCGGCCGACCCGCTGGACGGTGCGCGATGACCGACTCCCGCGAAGTCCTGCTCATGATCTCCAAGGACATGGCTGATGACGCCAAGGCGTTCTGGGGCCGACCTTTCAACGGGGCGACAGTCGGTGAGGCGCTGGGCAACCTTCAGGCCGCTGTGGCGCGGATGGCGGAAATCCTCGCCGAAATGCAAGCACCTGAGGGTGGTGCGTGATGACCACCCTGCACGGACCCGAGGACATCGCCCGGGTCGTCTACCAGCTGCGTAAGGCGCAGAAGTGGAGCTGCCTGCGCCTGGGTGCGGAGATCGGCCACTCCCACGCCTACGTGTCACTGATCGAGCGGGGCCTGCGGGTTCCGCACACGCCGAAGCTGATTCTGCTGCTGGATGCGCTGGACGCCGACCTTGTGGTGGTGAAGCGGCGATGACCCACAACACTGTCGCAATGCCAGCCGAACGGCTGCGCCTGCCTCAGTTCGTCGAATATCGGGGCCGCGTGTACCGGGCGTGGACACGTCTGCCCGCCGCTGAGCCGCCGGGGTTTGTGCTGACGGCCGAGGACACCAGTGGTCAGCGGCATGCGCTGATATACGCCAACGAGGGTGCCACCGTCCTAGTGGTGGTGGCCTGAAATGGCTTTCACCAACACTGCCGTGGGTTTGGACTCGGGCACCATCAACGGCGACTGGCGTGGGGCTGCGGTCTGCAAGGACGAGGACCCGGACCTGATGTACCCGTTGCCGGCGATCGGGCCAGGCGAGTTGTGGCTGATCCGCGAGTACTGCTTCGCCTGCCAAGTGCGGTTGCGTTGTTTGCAGGACGGTGTCGAGGTCTCCGATTGGGAGTCGATCCGCGGCGTGTTGACGGGCCGGGAGCGGGCCAAGCACTACCGGGCCGGTCTTGAGCCGCACGAGTTCCCGCTGCCCGTCAAGCCGACGTGCGCGGTGTGTTTCAGGGTGACGTGGCTGCCGCTGCGTAAAGGCCGCTGCGGTTCGTGCCGTGTGACTGAGCAGCGTGCCGCCAAGCGGGAGCAGGTGGCCTCGTGACCGCTTCCGTGCCAACCGAGTTCACCCCGACCGACCGCGAGCGGGAAGTCATCTACGGCTACGCCAACGGCCTCACCGATCGTGAGATCGCCAAGGTGCTCGGCATCAAGCTGGGCAACGCGGCGCGGATCGGCTATCTGATGCGGCTGCGGATGGGTGCCTACACCCGCTCGCATGCGGTGGCGCTCGCCTACGAACTCGGCATTCTCACCGTGGGCGGTGCGAAATGAATGACGCCGTGATGACACCCGACCTGTGGGTGCTCGCCGTCCTCACCGCCTTGTGCTGCCTGCTCGTCGCCGCGTTCGGGGTCGCCGAGCGGCAGCGTTTCACCCCCGCACCCGGCCGTCACCGCCGCCGTATGTCCAGATCGGAGATTGTCATGCAAGCACGTGAGGTCCTGTACGCCGTCGGCTACGGGACTCTGGGCCTGTATCTGCTCGCGGCGACGCTGCTGGCCCCGCTGGTCCGGGTGCTGCACCGGCTCGACCGGTGGCGGGAAGCGCGGCTGTGGAGCGGCAAAGAGGTCGAGCCGACGCCGTTGGTGGTGCAGGTAAAGAGGGACGCACCGGTGGAAGTGGTTGCCCGGCACCGTGAGCCGATGCTGCTGACAGTGGACCTGGGCTACCTGGGCACCCGAACGGTGGTGCTGCCGTGTCTGCGGTAAGCGGTTCAGCCGCGCGCACACGTTCGAGAACACCATCAACCCGTTCAACAAGAACGCTGCCGGTGTCATGAAGGGCTACGCCGAGGTGTGGCGTGACGTGAAAGCTTTGGCCGAGGCGTGGCAGCCCGATGACCTGTGCACCAAATGCGCGGAGGTGTCCGCATGAGCGAGCGACGTTTCCGCCACGCCCCTGACGAAGCCCCGCTGTACCGCGTCAGCGAGGCCATCGGCGGCCAGGCTTGGCCTGCTTACCGGGTCTACGGAGAAGGACGCACCGGCAAGGTGGTGCTGGACGTCAACGGCATCCTGGTCGAGTTCTTCGACTCCGACGTCACCGAAGTCACCCGCCCTGAAGGCTTGCCCGACTGGGCGCTGGACATCGCCGCCGCCCTGTTCGAGTACGAGGCCATGCACGGGCACCCTGACGACAGCTGGACATGTTTTGCGGCTCTGCTGGAGCAGATACCCGACGAGGCGAAGGACTTCATCACGGCGCGTAAGCAGGTGTCGCGATGACGCCCGCCGAGGAGCTGCGCAAGGCAGCTGAACGCATCCGCGAGGTGGCGGGCAACGCGCCGGCTGGCCCGTGGTCGCTTGTTCGGAATCGCGTGGTCGGCTCGCCGGATCGCGATCCGTTTGTCATACACGAGGGGTATGACACTCAGCTGGTGGCCGCGCACATCGCGCTGTGGGATCCGGCCGTGGCCGAAGCTGTCGCGCTGGTGCTCGAAAACGAAGCCATGTACCACTACGCAGCCAGGCCGCAGATTACCCGCCTCGCCCGCGCTATCAACGCGAAGGGCGGGCACTCATGATGCCCTCCACCACTCAGCTCATCACCGGAGTCGGCTGCTTCCTTCTCTTGCTCGGCGCGCTTCTGCTCGGCGGCCTGGCCTTCACCCACATGTCGCGTCGTGACTCGGCTGACGACATAGGCCCGGACGTGGAGGAGCAGGAGCTGGCGCAGGGCTTGGGTCGGCTGATCGACGACGGGCACATCGGCTACGGCCCCGAGGTGTCAATCACACGTCCGGAGGGCGAGCGATGATCGGCCTCCTCCTGCGCCCGTGGGCGTCCCGTCAGCTCCAGTTGGCCAACGAGCTGGAAACCCGCTCACGTATCGCCTGGGAAAACCGGGCATGCGCCGCCGAACGGACCCGGGACCTGGCCTGGTCTCAGATCTCCAACCAGAACCGGGTCATCCAGGAGCAGTCGACGACGATCGCAGCACTGCGGAGCCAGCTGGCCGACGCGGAAGTGCTCCAGGAGCGGCTGGAGCAGTCGGTTGTTGCAGGACGCCACGAGCTGGCGCGGGAGATGCGGCTACGGGCAATGCACGCCGACCGGTGCGAGACCGCCGCGGCACTCGACGACGCAGACCGAGACAAGGCATTGGAGAACGGTTCATGAGCGAGCCCTGCAACAACCACGAGTGCCTGGTCTGTCTCGACTGCCGCGCTCGCGCCCTCTACTCGTGGGACGCCCGCATCGAGCTGCTGACCGATCGCGACCAGCTCCGCCTTGAGTTGGAGAGGGCCCGCGCCACCATCGCCGATCTGGACGTCGCCAACGCCCAACTCGCCGGCGAAAACCAGACCCTCACCGAGCAACTCGCTGCGGCTGTCGTGGAGCAACTCGCTACGAGCATCTTGGAGCAACCGTGAGCGAGATCGAAGCCCTGCCCCGCATCAACCAGAGCCAGGCTGCGCAGCTGCGCAAACCTTTCGACGACGAGCAGATCGGCAAGCTTCCGCGCATCACCTGCGTCGAGTGCCGCGACAAGAAGGTGCGGTGCACCAGCCACGAGAAGCGCAACTGCAAGGTGTGCGGCAACTGGATCAGCACCGCGCACATTCACCTTGACTACGCCGGACATGCGGTCGTCACCGATCGCCTGCTCCAAGTCGATCCCGAGTGGTCGTGGGAGCCGCTCGCGCTGGACAAGGACGGACTCCCGTTCATCGATTCCGTGGGCGGCATGTGGATTCGGCTGACCGTCCTCGGTGTGCCACGCCTTGGCTACGGCGACGCGGGCGGCAAACGGGGTGCCGACGCGGTCAAGGAGACAATCGGTGACGCAATACGGAATTCCGCCCTACGTTTCGGCGTCGGCCTGGACTTGTGGGGTGCGAAGTTCGAAACCCGCAACGAGGACGACGGGCGGGTTATCGGCGCACCTCCGGAGACCATCACGGCCGAGCAGGAAGCCGAGATCTTCCAGCTGTGGCATGACCTCGGCTTCGACGGCGACGCCAACTATGAGGGCCGGATGACGATCGCCCGGAACCTGCTGCGTATCGCCGACCTGGAGTCCACCTCGGACCTGCTGCACGCCGAGGCGCACACGCTGATTATGGCTCTGCGCAAACGGCTGGCGGAGACCACCCGAAAGGCCAAGGTGAGCCAGCCGTGATCGTGGCTTTCAGCGGGTGGGTCGCCTGGACCGACGCCAAGTTCATCCGCTCCACCATTGACGCCATGTGGGGCCATCACGCCATGTTCGGCGCGGCCGAGGTCCCGCTTCAGGTCCGCGTCGGCGACCGAGCTGACGGGCTCGACGCGATCGTGCGCAACTACATCGCAGGCATGGACGGCACCCATCTGACCGTCTATACCGCCGACGTGACCGCGCTGGGCAAGTCGGCGGGCGCAGTGTGCAACAAGGACATGCTGCTGGGCAACAGCCTCTGGGATCCGTCGCAGGATAAGCCGGCCGATTTGCTGGTCGCCTTCCCGCGCCCGGATTCGCCCGGGCCGTCGCTGCGGTCACGGACCTGGAACTGCATAGGGCAGGCGCACTACCGAGGCGTCGAGGTCCGGATACCGGCCTACGCGGCGTCGGCTGAGCTACTGGCTGTGGACGAGCCGTTGCTGCTGATGGCGGGCATGGCGCAGCCTGCGTCAGGTGGTGCCGGATGAGTCTTCGCCGCACCGAGTTGCGTGCATTCAGCGCCAAGCGTCTCGCTGAGTTTGAGGCGCAGGGCATCCGCCCAACGTCGACGTTCAAGCCGAAGCCACCGAAGATGGCCACCGTCAAGCGGCCGAAAGACACCGGCCCAGTCCGGTCAACGCGTGAGCTGGTGACTGCCCGGTCCGGTGGCATCTGTGAGCTGGTGTGTTTCCTGACGGCGGTGCACGTCCATCACCGCCGCCCCCGACGCGCTGGCGGTTCTTCGCTGCCGGACACGAACAGTGCCTCAAACCTGCTGGGCCTGTGCATGTTCCACCACACGGCGATTGAGGCGAACCGGTCGTGGGCTTACGAGTGGGGCCTGATCCTGTCGGCCAACGCCGATCCGGCGCGGGTTCCAGTACGCGGCACCCGCCATGACTCGGGTCCGATATGGCTGCTTCCCGACGGATCGTGGCTTCCCGACGGAGCTGGAGGCGAAAGGCCTGTGACCGTCTATCAGGCACACCACTCCTGGACTCCCGGAGAGGACAAGGCAGACGTCCACTACGACGAGATCCCCGCCTCCGTAGCTGTCCTTTGGGAGGTGGACGGCGGCTACCGCTGGGACCGCGTGGACGGGCTGTGGGTTGCCGCAGGGGAGGAAGAGCCGCAAGTGCTCTGCGATGCAGGGCTGCTGGACGAGTTCGGGCCAGTCACAGACGAGAAGAGTGAGGTAGAGGTATGAGCGCCAGGCGCGGTAGGTCGCCGAAAACATTCAGCCCGGAGTCTCTGTCCGCGCTTGCCTTCGCCGATGAGACCGACGAGATCCGCACAGCCGAAGTGGCCGGAATGCTCGGCGTCGCCAGGCATACGGTCCGCGTCTGGATCCATCAGGGTGAGTTGGCGGCCCGCAAGGATCCAGACGCCCGTCGCGGATGCGTTTATTTGGTGCGTGTGTCCGACCTGAAGGCCTTTGTTGAGGGATCGCGTCGGGGTGATGTCGCGTGACCTCTTCAACTGTCACCTCTGGCCTGACACCCGAAGACCGGGTTCTGCTCCGCTCAGTCTTCGCGTGGGCGCGGTCTAGCGGGTGGAGGCGCGTCTCCCCCGACTATGACGGGCCTAGCCTCAAGGACCTCCGCGACTGGCACTGGTTCGGACCAGACCGCGAAGTGTTCCTCGAGGTGCTGACGTTCCCTCGGTCGGCACCCGACTGGCGGTTCGTGGTCAGCTCTACGGCAGCCGAAGGCGTCGAGATTCGTGCCGACGGCAGCCTTGATGTCCGTCGCTGTGTCGACGTCCTCGTGGCTTTGGGCGTGCTGCCTGCACACCTGTCGTCAGCGTACGCCGCTGGCCGCGAGTCGGCGCTGCATGAACCGAACGACATCGAGGCCACAGGCGAATGCTGCTGCAACGGCTGTATCGGCATGGGCCGGTGTGACCTGTACGACCCAGCCGCCGCCGATGAGCGCGCCGAAAACGACGCCGAGCGCTTCGCCGAGATGACAGCTGAGGAGCGGGATTCCTATGGCGACCTCTAGCCTTCCCGTCGACCGCTCCAGGCTCATCGGGCAACTCAAGGCTGAACGTAAACGGCGCGGCCTGACCCTGCAGCAGCTTGGAGAGCGCATCGGCCGCTCCACCTACCAGACGATTTGGCAGTGGGAAAACGGCACCAGTCCGACGCTTCACAACCTATGCCAGTGGGCCGACGCTCTCGGCTTCGATGTCGCGCTTGTCCCCAAGGCCAAGCCGTGAGCCGCCTGATGTCGGTGACGTTGACCGAGCAGTCCGTACGCGACCAGACCAAGACGGTCACCCGAAGGCTGGGCTGGCTGTTCCTCAAGCCCGGGGACACGCTGACGTTGTGCCGCAAGGTGATGGGCCGTAAACGGCAGGACGGCACGGTTGAGCCGCTGGAACGCATCGCAGAGGTTGAGGTGCTGTCCGTGCAGCGGGAGCTGCTGTGCGCCATCACCCCCGACGAGGTACGCCGCGAAGGCATGCCGAGCTACTACTTCCCGGGCCTGTTCGTCACCTTCTTCTGCACGCACATGAAGTGCACCCCGGACACCGAGGTCACCCGCATCGAGTGGAGGTACCTCTGATGGCCACGTCGTCAAAGCTCTACTACTCGGCAGCCTGCGACGGATGTGAGGCGGCGTTCGAAAGCGACGATCACGGCGTAGTCCTCGCGGACACACCCGAGGAGGTCGTCGAGCTGGCACGGGACTGGGAGCAGTGGCTCGTCTACCGCAGCCAGCTGCTCTGCACCGAGTGCGCGGAGCCGCTCGCCCAGTCCGCCCACGACTACGTCGTCGTGCCGAAGACCGCCCCGTTCTGCGCCATCTGTAAGCAGCTGCCCGACGCCAGCCACCCGAACGTGCCGATCCTGGGCCAGATGGCAATCGGGGAGGTGGCCTCGTGACCGAGCTGTCTGAGCGTGCCGCCCTCCGCGAGTACGTCCTGCACCTGCTTTCGGTGCAGCGGCTCAAGGACCGGGCTGCGATACGGGCACGTGCACGCGGGCGTTGGGCGGTGATCCGGTGACCGTCATCCTCTGCGGCGGAGGCGGCATCTACACCCGCCGCGTCCTGCACTGCATCACCTGCAAGCGCCGCAGGCGGGTCGTCAGCCTCGAACGGTCGCTGTGGTACGCCCCGATCCTCACCTGCCTGGGCTGCGGTGACAGCTGGTCCGACGGCGAGCTGCTGGAGCGGCCGTTCGCGCGCGGATGGCGGGCCAAGGCGATGGCGAAGGCCAAGGCGGATTGGGCTGCCGCCGTCACTCCCGCCGAGCACAAGGCCTGGTTCGACGCGGAGATCAAGGCCTTCGCTCGGATCGCGGACGAGCTGAAGGCGGTGACTTCGTGAGCCTCACCTTCGACCAGCGCACCCACCTGACCGCAGCACGCTACGGCCACCTTTTCGAGAACGCGTCGGGACGGCCTTGTATTCAGCCCACCAACACCACCGGCAACGTGCTGCGCGTCAATGCCCGCATCGCCGTCGTCGAGCAGTTGCGCAGCTACGGCTGGATCGTGCTCGACGCCAACAGCCGGTACCAGCTCACCGACGCGGGCCGTGACGTTTGGGAGGCGGTGGCGCCGTGAGCCTCACCTACTTGTCGCTGTTCTCGGGCATCGGCGGCATGGACCTGGGCCTGGACCGTGCCGGCTGGACCTGCGTGGGCCAGGTCGAGCTCGACCCGTACTGCCGCGAAGTCCTCGCCCGACACTGGCCGGAGGTTCCACGCCATGACGACGTACGAACTGCACCCGCCTTGTGGGTGGGAAGAGGTGGAGCTGCCGTTGACATGGTCGCCGGGGGTTTCCCGTGCCAGCCGGTCAGCGCCATGGGAAAGCGCAGGGCGCAGAACGACCCTCGGTGGGGATGGCCGTGGTTCGCCGATGTCGTTCGCGCAGTACGACCCCGATACGTGCTCGTGGAAAACGTCGTCGGACTGCTTGACACCGGACTTGGTGATGTCCTCGCCGACCTTTCCGCACTCGGGTTCGATGCGGAGTGGAGCGTGCTTTCCGCGTGCGCCGTTGGTGCACCACATTCACGAGAACGCCTGTTCATATTGGCCTACCCCGCGGGCGCAGATGGCTTCGAAGCTCTGCAAATACCGGCCGCAGTTCCGCAAGGACGCTCCCTCGCTGGAGCAGAAGGTGGCAGCGAGGGGCGGGCCGGTTGGCTACCTGAACCCGCGTTGGATCGAGTGGCTCATGGGGTTCCCCGCTCGGTGGGCTTCGACGAGTTGACCGCCCTCGGCAACGCTGTCGTACCCGCGGTCACCGAGCACATAGGCCAGCTGATCGCTGCCCACGACCACCTTTCCGCCCAACATCAAGGAGCGACATGCAACACCTGACCGAAGTCCTCGTCGCCGGCCGAATCGTGCCGGGGACCACCTCTGCCCACCGCCGTGGTCCTGGCACGAAGCCTGCGTGCATGCCGTCAAGCGCCGCCAACGCGGGCTGGGTTGAGCTTTCCGCTGGCCGTGCCCTGAAGTTGGGTGCGGTGCCGTGCACGGAGCCTGCATGCATTGAGGCGGTGGCCTGATGTTCCACGTCCTTCTCATCGCCGCGCTTTTCGCTGTGGGCGTCAACTGCCTCATGTCCGCCTACGAGGACTGGGTTTACAGGCAGCCCGTCTACCTTGCCCGTGACCTGACCATGGGCGTGCTGTGCCTTGCCGCCAGCATTGCCGGAGTAGTTGAATGAGCGCGGCCGAAAGGGATGCCGACCGGATCGAGCAGGCTGAGGTCCACGCCATCGCGGTGCAGGAGGAGAACGACCGACTCCACAAGCTTGTCGACGACCTGCGGCAGGGCGACGGGCATGAAGTGTGCCGCACCGCGCTGTCCGAGGTGGAGGCTGACAGGCAGAGCCTGCAGCAGCGGCTGGACGAGGCGACCCAACGCGCCGAACGTGCCGAGCAGACCCACCGAGAGGACTCGGCGGACTGGGCGACAACCGTCCGCACGATGCAGTGCGAGATCAACGCCCGCCGTGCACTGACCGCCGAAGGTGGCGAGCGGAATGGCTGACGACACCACGGCTGTCGCCACGACGATGCACGTGCTTACCAACCGCGTTGGCGTCCACCATGGCCACGACGGGCCGAAGGACGACGCCAGCTACGAAATCACCCAGCCGGTGCACATAGAGCTCGTCATGTGCCCCAGCTGCCCCGACATGGCCTTGCCGATCGTCTCCGTCACCTATCTGCACTGCTGCCCTCGATGCGGGGTGGAAGTGGAGACCAACCAAGGTGTGGAGCCGTCTGCTCCGGACACGGCGCAGGTGCCCCGTGCGGTGGCCTACCCGCACGGGGCAGCCGTGGAGTGGAAGCCCGCGAAACCCGGCGACACCCCGGGACAGCTGCTGCCCGGTGAAGTCGACAACCCGCCACGAGTGGAGGCGTGATGCGAAGCCGCCGCGACTACAGCGTCGACAAGGACGCCTGGCGGGAGCAGATCGCCCGGGACATCGAGGCATACAACTCGACCATGCAGCTGGGCGACGACGTCTTCCAGGATGAGGGCACCACCGATGAGTGCTGGCGCTGCCCGCATCCGTTCGACGAGCACGACACCCCCACTTATTCCCGCTGACGCGGGCTGACAGCTAACTGGAAGGACAGACACGTGAGCAACCCACTCAACCCCGACGGGCTGGCGGAGATCCGCGAGCAGTACCAGGAGATCCGCGACCGCAACGGAGGCGACGCCCAGCACAACCCTGATGCCCGCGCCGCGCTGTCGCTCGTGGAACGCCTGCTGGCCGACGCCGACGGGTGGGGCGAGTCGTGGACGGAGGAAGCCGTGTTCTTCGGCGGCCCCGACCCCGAGAACTGCGCCAAGGTCCTCGTCGACGGCCCCAGCCTTGACGTGCGCGACATCTGGGACCACGTCGACAACGCGGGCCTCGCGCGGCGTGACGTTCGCGCCTACCGCTGGGAAGTCACCTACGAACCCGACGACGAGGCACCAGACGACGGCATCTAGCCGCCAGCTAGTCCCTATCCCGCCTACCGAAAAGGACGGCAAATGGAACTCGGCCCACTGCGCGAACGAGGCGCGAAGACCAAGCTCGACCCCGCACCCGTCATCTGCGAAGCCACACATGGCAGCTGGACGTGGCGCGTCTACAACATCGGCACCGGCTACGACATCTACCGCGAGGCCAGGCCGGGCACCTGCGACTACCCGATGCGCCGTTTCGTGCGCAGCTACCGGACGCGGTTCTTCGCCAAGCGCAAATGCCGCAAAGGCTTCGCCAGCTAGTCCCTATCCCCTCCTACGTCGACAGGCGTAGGCCCAAAGAAGGAGATCAAGTGAGCAACGTAACCCGAACGTTCGCTGCCACCGCGTAGCAGTACCCACCACAAGCATCCCGCACTCCTGCGGGGAACCGGGACGCGACAGACCGACTGCCACATCCCGGCCACCGAACCAAATCCATGAAAGGCATGGAGTTGATCCTCTTCATAATCACACTCATCCTGGCGATCGCGGCGATAGCCCTGATAGCCAAGGGCCGCGTCGAAACGAACGACGGCGACCTCCCGCTGCGAGGGGCGGGCGTCATCGTGCTGTTCGTCGCGGCGCTGACGCTCGTCTTCAACGTGTTCACCGTCGTGCCCACCCGCAACATCGCGGTGTCCATGGCGTTCGGCAAGCCCACTGGAACCCTCGGCAACGGCTTCCACCTGATCGCACCGTGGGAGTCCACCGAGGAGTACGACGCCGCGATCCAGACGCTCAAGTTCGACGGTGACGCCAAGGACGACGACTCCGACCCGGCACCCACCGTCAGGCTCGCCAACGGCGCTACAGCCCGCGTGGACGTACCGTGCAATGGCAGATCGACCCGTCCGCCGACATCCAGCAGCTGCACCTGGACTACCGCAACTTCGGCAACATCCAGGACAACGTCGTCAAGCGTCAGCTCGCCGGCGCATTGAACGCCACGTTCGAGAAGTACGACCCGCTGATCGCACTCAAGGGCGGCACCCAGGACACCACCCTGGCGCAGCTGGCCAAGACGGTCGCCAAGGAGCTGACCGACCTGCTGCCGGTGGCGCTGAAGGTCCGGTCGGTGACCATCCCGCTGATCCGCTTCGACGCGAAGGTGCAGGAAGCCCTCGACAAGTACCAGCAGGCCCTCGCCGAGACGCAGATCGCCGAGCAGCGCAAGAAGACGGCGCAGGCGCAGAAGGACGCCAACGACATCCTCGCGGCAGCCAACAACAGCCCTGGGGTTCTGTTCCAGAACTGCCTGGACATGACCGAGCGGATGGCGCAGCAGGGCAAGGCGATCTCGGCGGCGTGGTCGTGCGGTTCGCCGCTTGAGCTGACGTTGCCGATCACGAAGTAGCAGCACCGGGCCCGCCCACCACGGCGGGCCCACAGGGGTGGGAGGAGGTGAAGCGGATGTCAATCGGCAGCGAACGGGTCGGGGCGCGCCATGGCTTCCTCGTACTCAATTCGCAGCCGGCGAATGTGCTCGCGTGTAAAGCCGGTCAGTTCGACGATGTCGCCTTGCTTCCGCTTGTGCTTCAGAAGCGCCTCACCGACGACCACGATCAGCTCGACTCGACGCGCGTCAAGAGTCCGCTGCGCGAGGCGGTATCGGCGGGTCGCCCGGACTACTGGGTCTTCGGCCATGACTCCAGATTGTCACACGCAGATGTGGCCACCCGCACTGGGCGAACGTGCCGAGCCAGCGTGGCCACATGCATGTGGCATAATTAGCACGAACGAACGAACCGAAATTGGGGGCAGTGAGTGGCGAGAACCGAAGCCCGAATCAGTGTCGAGATATGGAATGACGCTGATTTTCGGGCGCTGTCGCGGGATGCCCAGCGGATGTTCATGTTCTTGATCAGCCAGGCTGACGTGCACCACACGGGGCTCATCGCGCTGCGCATCCGGCGTTGGTCGCAGAGCGCGGCCGACATGACCGTGCTCGGGGTAGAGGGGGACCTCAAAGAGCTTGAGGCCGCCCGCTTCGTCGTCATCGACTGGGACGCGGAGGAGTTGCTGATCCGCTCATTCATCCGTCGCGACAAGGTGTACCGCCAGCCGCAGGTTCTGAGCGTTGCCGCCGAGCAATTGACCCTGGTGACCAGCCTGGTCGCCAGGGTGGCCCTCAGGGTGGAATTGGTGCGGATCGCGGATCTTGAGATGCACGCCAATTCGGCGGCGCTTATCGCGAAAATGATCGACGATCTGGCCGACGCGGTAGAACCGCCCAAATTGGACACACCTCAGATAAGCCCAGGCGGGGAGGGTGGTCACCACCCTGCGGACGAGACTGCCGACCAGGGTGGCGGGGTGGCTCTTGGGGATTGGGGAGTTGTTACGGACCTAGTAACTGATAGCCCCAAGCCCCAAGCCCCAGTCCCCAGTCCCCAACCCTCTCTTGGCCAAGTCGTCGATGTCGAGTCGAAACCGGCTCGCGCCGACCCGAAGGCGTTCGATCAGTTTTGGGAGATCTACCCGCGACGCGAGGCCAAGGGCGCAGCGAAAGCCGCATGGGCCAAGGCGATCAAGAAGGCCGCCATCGCGGCGATCCTCGATGGCGCAAGGGCTTACCGCGACGACGGTGCCCGGCAACGCTCTGAAGCGAAGTTCACAAAACTGCCCGCCACCTGGCTCAACGCCGAATGCTGGACCGACGAACGTCCCGTCAGCAACGGACGCGCGTCACCACGCGACCAGCTGACCGAGGTCAACGGCATGCGCCTCAAACCCGCCAACGTCGAAGCCATAGCCCGCCAGCAACGCATGCAAGCACTCCAAGCCCAACGCGACCAGCAAACCCTTGAAGGAACAGGCACATGGACCTCGCCGAAACAGATCGCCTCCTGACCGTCATCGCCAACGTCGACAACCGCCGCGTCGACGACGCCACCGTCCTGGTCTGGCACGAGATCCTCGCCAGCCTGCCCTTCGCCGACTGCCTCGTCGCCGCGACCAACCACTTCGGTGAATCCACGGACTACCTGATGCCGGTGCACATCGTCCGGGGCGCGCAGGTCGTCGAACGCGAACGGGTCCGCGAAGCCAACCACCGCAAGGCGCTGGAGTCGGCACCTGAAACCGACCCGCGCCCGCTGTCGGATCGCAGCGAAGAAATCCGCGCCTTCGTCCAGGGCGTCCGCGACGTGCTCCCGCCTGGCGACCCGGACAGCCTGCGCTACGCGTCGAAGCACTGGTGGCAGGTCCGCGAAAGCCGGGAGCGGCAGGAGTCAGCCGAACCCAATCCGCACTACGACCCGACTGCGCTCGCCCGCCTCAGAGATCTCCCACCCGAGGCCCAGACGTGACGGCCAAGCTTCCCGTTCACGCTTTCGCCTGGGACGGCATCACCGACCCGCTAGCGCTCAAACCACCCGAAACGTGTGCCAGTTGCGGGCTTCCGAAGGCCAATCAGCACCATGACCTGCCCGCAACGCCGGCCGAAGTGGTCGAGGCCGAGGCACGGCGGTTGGGAGGAGACCGATGATCGGGTTCAAGACCGTCGTGGCCATGCAGCTCGGATGCAGCTACTGCACCAGCCGCCTGCTGTCCCACGCCCATCACACCGAACTCAGCCAGCTCGCCGACTGGGCCAACCGACTCGCCGCCACCCTCGAAACCCGCGCCTTCAAAGCGGGCTGGACCCGTCAGCCCTACACCGACACCCACACCGAATGGCGCTGCAAGAAATGCACCGCCCTGCTCGCCCAAGGAGCCCGATCATGATCGCCGAAGGCCTCGGCCCATTGATCCTGACCGCCGTGCTTGTTGCCGGATTTGTTCTGGGCAACTGGCTGATCGGGCCGATTATGCGCCGCCACGACCCTGGCGAACCCTCGCCGATCTGGCCGGGTGTCGCCGTCGCAGCCTTCACAGCCAGCGCCATGCTCGCGGCCGCTTTGCTGCTTGGCCTGCTTGACGAACCAGCCATGCCCGCTGGCTACTGCACCGAAAGCAGCTTCACGCCATGAAGCGTGAACGCCTTCGCAACGGAACGTTGCGAAGGCGCATCGGCTGGATCGCCGCCGCTGCGTTCATCGTCGGCATGATCACGTGCGGGTGTTTCGGCATCACCATGAGCATCCGGCAGAGCACCCAATTCCACACGGCCTGCACCGACGCGGGCGGACGTGTCGTCGACCTGGGCAAAGACTGGATCTGCATCGACCCGGAAGGTCAGGTGATCGTGCCGTGAAATCGCCATGACCGACGACGCTGCCAAAACCCTCGCCGAAGCCATCAACAACCTCGCCAACGCCATCCGCGAAGGCAACACACCTGCCGGCAGCATCGCCGCACGCGGACTCCACACCGCACTACGCAACAGCCCCGACCTGCCCGGACAGCGGCGGTACGGGTTCGGGATCAGCGCACACCACGAAAGCGAGACACCATGAACCCGATCATCTTCTACGGCGGCAACGCCAAACTCGCCCGAGAAATGGGCGTACCCGTCTTCATCGACGGCGACACCGGCGAAACCGTGACCACCCCACCACCATCAGGCGGCTTGAACCCGGCCGCACTGCGAGCCCTCACGAACCTAGATCCCGGACCGCAGCCACCCGCACCCGAAGAGCAGCTCAGAGAGCAGCTGATCCGCCAGCTCTTAGACATCCAATCCGCACTCCACACCGGACGTGTCGAACGTTTCGGCTGGGTTCTGCCTGCGGCAACCTTCGGCGACCTGCTCGCCTACGCCCGCCGGCAGGCTGGACTCGACGGCACGATCTGGCCGCAAGACCTGACCGCGCCAGCGCCGACAACCCTGCTCGGCATGCGCGCACGACCCGACGAACACGCCACCACGATCATGCTGGAGCTGCTGTGAGCGACATCGTCGACAAGCTCGGGCAGTACCTCAAACGCGTCGATGCAGCACAGGCGTGGTCGTGGGTGCCGGGCATCCGCATGCACCCCGACGACATCGGGCTGCTGCCACGCACGGAGCCGAAGCCGATCTGGGCAGGTGGCGGCCTTAGCCCGCTCATGGGCACGCCGATCTTCGCGGACGAGACGATCACACGCGGCGGCTATGAGGTGGCGACCCGGGAATGGATCGCCGACCGAGCACGTGCTGCCAAGGAAGACGAAGCCAAGATCGAAGTTACCGACGATTCGCAGGCCGATACCTATGTAGGGACTTTGGAGAAGCGATGACCGAACAGCCCCAGGCCTACGCCAAACACGGCAAGATCCTGATCACCGTCGGATACGCATCACGTGACGGAGACCTCGACGCCGAAGAGTTCACGCCCGAAGCCGCCTCCAAGCTGACCGTTGCCATCTCGGTCGCGATCAGAGACGCCCGCGACCAGCTCCGCGCGATCGAGGAGGCCTGCGCCAACGGCCACCAGTGGGGCGACGGGTGGAACACCACCCACCTCGCCGAAAAGATCACCACCTACGCGTGCACCCGCGAAGGCTGCGACGGCCGCAGAATCGATCCCGGCTGGCTGCCCTTCGAACCAAAACAGCACATCATCCCCGGCTACCGCCACCTCGTCGACTGCACCGGACCGGGCTGCCACCACTGCGACGAAGAATCCTTTGCCGACGCCTTCCACCGATGCCTTGCCAGTGCGACCAAAAAGCTCAACGAGGAGTTTCTGCCGCTCCTGGGCGCTGGTGCAGCCGGGCTCGCGTTCGACACCACGACCATCCTCGAAGTCAACAAGATCGGCTACGAGTGGACGGTCGACGCCACACCCGAACAGGTCCAAGCCGCACTCGACGCGCGAGACGCGGGCAACTGCGAGCCATGGAGCGACGCCCAGCTCAAACTCGGCGCGGTCTTCAACGTCACCCAATGCCCCAACTGTGGACACAGCAGCCAATGGCACGCCTGGAACGGCTGCGACCACCAAGGCTGCTGCTGTCCTACCAGCGGCACCGCGGACACCACGTTCGCCCGCGCCGAGCAGGAGAAAGCCAACCGGCTCGCCTACGAACGCCACCTCGAGGACGCCGACCAGCCACAGTTTCCGGTTGGGGACGTACTCACCCTCAACGATCTGCAGCGGGCACGCGACCGGATGTTCGACAACTCCGACCGCCACGCCCACCTGACAGACCTCTACGTCATCGGCTCGTGCAGCTGCCAACACCCCATCGCCGAACACGCCCAACTCGGCTGCCGCTACTGCCCATGCCTCACGCCCATCGACAAACTCGCCGCCAAGATCACCGGAGTTGGAACGGAGGACACCACACCATGAGCACCCTCGTTGCTGCCGCCGTAAAGATCCGCATTGTCGGCTTCACCGACTGGACCCCCATAACCTGGCCGGATGGCTGGCCGCCCCCCCGCGAAGGAGAGCCGGTCCACGTCGGCGACAACGTCCTCTACGTCCGGACAGTGGCCTGGTATCCGCAGGGCGACAAGACACCCGAACCGTTCGTATACGTAGTGCTGGGACCCAGGAGACAACCATGACCAACCTCTGCGAGCAGCAAGAAAACAACAAATGCGTCTTCGACCGCAAATGCCCCGGCTACAGCGACTGCGAGTCCTTCAAACCCCGCTACGACCGCACCTCAGTGCTCGCCGAGCTGTCCGGTGAAACAGACCTCACCCACGAGACGATCGGCAAAGTACTCGACGCGATAGACCGCCTCGACATCGAGTTCGAGGACTGGAGGATCGCCTGGCCCGACGTCACACTCTCCGCCGCCGACTGCGACCGCTGCGGCCAATCCATCCACGACGAAGGCATGCCCATCAAATGGACAGCCCTCGCCGCGAAGATCACAAACCACGACACCAAATGCCCGGCAGCAGGCGGCACACCATGAGCAGCTGGAGCTCCCGCATACAACATCACCCGCAACGCAAACAATTCCAATGCAAACACATCCCAGACGACCTCATGATCTGCGCCGTCCTACTCGCCGACGGCGTCTCCGGCAGCACACCATCAACCTGGAGGATGCGCTGGGACGTGGAAGCCGAACTTCGCCAGCTCCTCGGCGAATATGCGCCACCAGGACTGGCCAAGGTGATGATGGCCAAGTTCGCCAAGCTGGAGCGCCGAGGCATCTTGGACGGCTGCGACTGTGGCTGCCGAGGCGACTACCACATCCCGAACGGAGTGTGCTGCTGATGACCACCCAGCCCATCACCGACATCCCTGCCCTCCTCAAATGGGCTGACACCAAACGACACCACGACGGACTCACCTACGCAGACCTCGCCGGGCGGCTCGGTGTCTCCACCAGCACCGTCAGCAAATGGCTCACAGGAAAACGCGAAATACCCAGCAAGAAACTCCTCGCCCTCATCGCCATCATGGACAGCGCACTCATACTGGTGCGGAAGACCGAGCCGAACAGCAATGGCAGGCCAACATGAGCAGCCAGGAGCCGACACCACGCCAGACCGATGCCACGCGAGGACCCGACGGCAAGTACATCCGCAGCCCGGAAACAGCTGAGCGGGACGCCTACGCGGCGAGCCTTCGAGCCAAGGGCTACAGCTACCGGGCTATAGGCGCCGAGATGGGCGTCGAGGCGACCACGGCGCACGAGGCGGTGCAGCGGGCGCTTAGGGACATCGTGCAGGAGCCGGCCGAGGATGCGAAGAGGCTGGAGCTGGAGCGCCTCGACGAGCAGCTGCTGCGCTATGACGGGATGCGGGCGATGGTGATGCGGACGTTGGAGAACCGGCATTACACCGTCTCGTCCGGGAAGCTGATCTGTCTCGATGATGAGCCGCTTGAGGATGACGGGTTTGTGCTGCAGGCTGCTGATCGGCTGCGTCAGATCGAGGAGTCGAAGCAGAAGGCTGCTGAGCGCCGGGCTCGACTGCTTGGGTTGGATGCTCCGCAGCGGGTGTCTGTGGAGGCGGAGAACATTGGGCGGGAGATCGGGGAGCTGCTCGTTGCGATGGGCGGTGCGGAATGACTGAGGGTAGTCGGTGGCAGGCCCAAGCCCCCGATTCGAAGATCATTCTATGCCGATTCCCCGGGCTGGCATCCAATTCGGATCTTCAGTGAACACGGAACGTGACGAACGCCCATGACCACGCCGACGATCGAGTCGATCCAGGCTCAGGTCAACGCTCTCGTCCGCGCCGGTGACACCCGCGCCCTGCGAGCCATCCGCGACCAGCTCAGGACGGCGGTGGAGAAGAAGACCGCGAAGGAGATGGCCGCCAAGTACCAGCACAACCCGGTCGGGTGGGTGCGGGAACGGCTTCGCGGCTGGCAGGTGTGGTCGAAACAGGCGCAAATCATGGAGTCGGTCCGCGACAATCGGCGTACCGCGGTCCGCTCCGGCCACGGCGTCGGGAAGAGCTGGACCGCGGGGTTGATCGCCTGCTGGTGGCTGGACACCCACCCGCCCGGCACCGCGTTCGTAGTTTCGACCGCGCCGACGGGAGCCCAGGTCAAGGCGATCCTGTGGCGCTACATCCGCAAGGCGTTCCGCCGCGGGCGGCTGTCCGGGCGTCTCAACCAGGTGGAATGGCTGATCGACGACGAACTCGTGGCCTTCGGCCGCAAACCCGCCGACCACGATGAGGCCGCCTTCCAGGGCATCCACGCCCGCTACGTCCTGGTCATCATCGACGAAGCGTGCGGAATTCCGGAGCAGCTGTGGATCGCCGCGGACGCGTTGACCACCAACTCCGACTGCCGGCTGTTCGCTATCGGCAACCCCGACAACCCCGCCTCCTACTTTCGCAAGGTGTGCCGGCCGGGTTCGGGCTGGAACGTCATCGGCATCTCCGCGTTCGACTCCCCCAACCTGACCGGCGAGGAAGTGCCGGAAGAGATCGCCCTGGCCCTGGTCGGCAGAGACTGGGTGCAGGAGAAGCTCCTGGAGTGGGGTGAGGACAACCCGCTGTACCTGTCGAAGGTGCTGGGCGAGTTCAGCGAGGACTCCGAACATCAGATCGTGCGGACCTCCGATGTGGCCAAATGCCGCCTGGACCATGAGCTGAAGTACACAGCCGACGATCTGCTGCCTGTCGAGCTTGGTGTCGACGTGGGCGGTGGTGGGGATGAGACGGTGATCCGGGAACGCCGCGGCCGGGTGGCCGGCCGGGAGTGGCGGGCGCACACCGACAGGCCTGAGCTGCTCGCCCCAATGGTCCTCAAGGCCATCCTGGACACGGGTGCGACAGCAGTGAAAATCGACTCGATCGGCGTCGGTTTCGGTGTCATCGGCGAGCTGCGGAACCTGTCGGTGAAGGGCGTGCACAGTGCACAGATCATCGGCGTGAACGTGGCCGAGGGTGCATCGGAGTCGGACAAGTACCAGAACCTGCGCGCCCAGCTGTGGTGGGATGTCGGCCGGATCCTGTCGGAGCGTGGCGGCTGGGATTTGTCGCGCATGGACAACGCCGACACCACCGTGGCCCAGCTGTTGGAGGCGCAGTGGTTCATCAACGACAAGGGCAAGATCCAGGTGGAGAAGAAGGAGGAGATCCGCAAGCGGCTGAAGCGGTCGCCCGACAATGCAGACGCCTTGCTTTTGGCCTTCCACACCGGCGTGCGACCGAACGTCCGCTGGCTCTGATTTGGACTGTGCGTCAACTTTTGTGACCAGCTGTCACACGTTCCCGCCTGTCCCGCCGTAAACGTTGGTTGACAGACGGTCTTGGACCCATCATCGCGATCACAAGCGACGGTGAGGCCCACCCTTTTGACTCAAAGCTTTGTTGGCAAGCTGGCACGCCACGCGGGCACGATCCGCAGTGGTGTCCTTTCCGTCGCCGGGTTCGGCCTGCTCACCGCCGCCGCGTTCACTTACACCACCTGGGCCGGTCTGACCGCGGCCGGGATCTCGTGTCTGCTGCTGGACTTCACCAGGGAGAAGTCGGCGGAGCCTGACACGACGGCCCGCAGATGAAGTCGTTCCTGGGTGCTGTCCTGTCCCGCCCCGCGAACGTCGCGCCGGCAACGATGGACACGCCTGTGCCGATGACCGGCCGTACATCAGGTGGGATCTTCTCATCGCAGCTGCGCAATCCGGGTACCACGCAGGCGCTGAGCGCGATGGACGCGGCGGGTGTCGTGTTCGGCATCGTCGACCGCCTCGCCACCTCGGTCAGCCTCGTCGAGTGGAAGCTGTGGAAGAAAGCCAAGTCGGGCTTGAAGGAGGACCGGACCGAGGTCACCTCCCACGCCGCCCTGGACCTGATTCAGGAACCCAACCGGTTCTACTCGCGGCAGGAACTTTTCGAGGCTGGGCAGCAGCATCAGGATTTGACCGGCGAAACGTGGCTGGTGATCGGCAAATCGTCGAAGGCGTCGATCCCGCTGGAGTTGTGGCCGATCCGCCCGGACCGGATGGAACCGGTCCCGGATGCGAAAAAGTTCCTCCTCGGCTACGTGTACCGGTCCCCTGACGGTGAGCCGGTGCCGCTGCTGCCCACCGATGTGGTGTTCATCCGCCGGCCGGACCCGAACAACCACTACCGCGGCCTGGGTCCGATCCGCTCGGTGCAGGCCGACATCGACTCGACCCGGTACAGCATGGAGTGGAACCGCAACTTCTTCCTCAACTCTGCGGAGCCGGGCGGCATCATCGAAGTCCCCAAGACGCTGTCCGACAACGAGTTCAACGAGCTGCGTGAACGGTGGAATGAGCAGCACCGCGGCGTAGCCAACGCGCACCGGGTGGCGCTGCTGGAGCACGGCAAGTGGGTTGAGCGGACCATCTCGCAGCGGGACATGCAGTTCACCGAGCTGCGTGGGGTGACCGAGGCCGGCATCAAGCAGGCGTACGGGTTCCCCAAGTTTGCGTTGGGCGAGGTTGACGATGTCAACCGGGCGCAGGGCGAGGCGTCGATCGCCATGTTTGCGCAGTGGCTGCTCGTACCGCGTCTGGAACGCTGGAAGGGTGCCCTGAACCGGAGGGTTTTGCCGCAGTTCGGCAGCACGGGTGTCGGGCTGGAGTTCGACTACGTGTCCCCGGTTTCGGAGGACACTGAGGCGGAGAACACGTCGCGGACGTCGAGGGTTCAAGCGGTCGCCACCCTGGTGCCGTTGGGTGCTGATTTCGCGGATGCGTGTGAAAAGTTTGGGCTGCCAGCCATCAAGTTTGAGAAGCCTGAGCCTCCAGCCCCGCCTGCAGCCCCCGGTGTGCCGGGCGGTAAGCCTGCGGGTAAGCCGGATCCGTTGCAGGCACTGCTCGCGCCGACGCTACGCAATCAGGCGCCGACGGATGATCCGGAGCTGGCGGGTGTGCAGGGCGACTGGGAGACAGCGCTGGCAGCGTTGCTGGCGGCGTGGCCCGCGGTGTCTGCGGCTCAGCGTGTGGAGATCCGTGCCCAGGTGGAGCAGGCGGTCGCCGCGAACGACCCTGCCGCTCTCGCGCGCATGTCGGTGTCGACGGGTGAGGCTGCTGCTGCGATCACGGCGGCGATGACAGACCTTGCGGCGGTGTCGGGACAGCGGGTGGTGGACGATCTGGCGGCGCAGGGTGCACCTGTGGTGGAGCCGCCGGCCCCGGATGAGTCGATGTTGGGTCCGGTGGCTGTGGCCGCCGCAGTCCTTCTCGGTGCCGGGTTTGCGGCTGTGGCGGCGAGGGCTGCGGTGTCTGCGTTCGCGCCTGGCGTGCCGCCGGCCGAGGTTTTGGCTGCAGTGGATGGTGCGCTGGACGGCCTGTCGGATCGGGCGCTGTCGGGGCAGCTGGGCGGTGTCCTGACGCGTGCCCAAAATCAGGGGCGTCTGCTTGGGGCGCGTGAGGTGGAGTCAGCGGCGGGCGGCGACCCCGGGTCTCCCGGCGATCCAGTGCTGCCCGTTGATGACGACTACGTCCCGCAGATCATCTACAGCAGCGCCGAAGTGAACGACGTCAATACGTGTCTCGCGCCTGACATGCGGGTGACCACACCGGCGGGGCTTGTCTACGCCAAGGACGTCACCCTCGACGACGAACTGCTGACCCATGCGGGCAACTGGACGAGGCCGTCAGTAATCACCGTCTCCGAAGTCCATGAGCAGCTGACCAGGGTGCACCTGGCGGACGGCAGAACGCTTCGCCTGACGTGGGACCACCCTGTGCTGGTACGCGACGGGGATGGATTCGCCTGGCGTGAAGCGGGCGATCTCGCCGAAGGCGACCTCGTGGTCGACCAAGCGACGCTCAAGGTCTGCGGCGAACCCGGTGGCGAGGATTTCGGACTCAGGCAGTCGCCAGACATGGAAGCCGCGCCGGGACAGGTCGGTGGTCTTCCGCAGGTCAACATCTGGGCGCAACGAGTGCCAGTAGGCACCGTCTGCTTCGATGACGAGCCAGGTACCGACAACAAAGTCGACAGTCCAGCGTCCGATCTGGGCCTGGGTCCGGTGGCTGTAGCCCAGGTATTCGAGGGTTTCGCGGACCACACGTTCGATGCTGGTCTCGGTTCCGCTGGCAAAGTAGCACCGCTGGGTGCAGTAGTTGTTGATGCCCGACTTGGCTGGCAAGATCCTGAACTCGGTGCCGCAGTGAGCGCAGCTGACGATGATGGGGGGTCGCCGGCAGGCCTCGCTGCAGTAGTGGCGGTTCTGGGTCCGGCTGTGCCGGAAGGCGGATCCGCACCTTTGGCAGATCGCGTCGACTCCACGGTTGTTGCTGCAAGCTTTGGAGCAGTAGTTGTAGCGGTGGGCGATACCGGCAGCGACTTGGAAGTCCGTTCCACATCCGGGGCAAGTCTTGATGGGGCCGCGCTTCGGCGCGCCGAGCTTGGCCCGAACTTCGGGGTCGGCGAACTTGCATGCGTTGGAGCAGTACACAGCGGTGGCCCTGTTGGACTTGGTCATGACGATTCCGCACAGTTTGCAAGTGGGCGGCGTGTAGTCCGGGTTTCGGCGATGCCAGGCCGCCCGGACGGAACATCCTTTGCAGAGCGGTCCCTTCTTGACCGCTCTGCCACAGGTGATGCAGACCTTTTCGATACCTCAATTGTAGTGCTGTCAACGATTTCCCGTGTCGAGTACGACGATTATTGCGGTGAGGTATACGACTTCACGGTCCCTGGCGACGAGACGTTCTGGACCGAGGGCGTGCTCGTCCATAACTGCATTCAGTGTGGTGCTGTCGACGGCACCGTCTATCCGTCGTGGATCGCGGCGTGGGTGGACTACGGCGGCGGCAAGTATCGGGGCTGCCTCGGCCGGGACCGATGTCGGGGAACTGTGAAGGCGACGTGGAATCCGGCGGCGGGCTGATGACGACCCCAACGTTGTTTGCGCGCGCGCGGGAGTCGGCGGCCGTGCTGGCCCGAGCAGAAACGCTGCTGCGACCGACGATCGCGAAGTTTGATCCAGGCCAGAAACGCGACGACGACGGCAAGTTCGCCAAAGACTTTGGCATAAGCGTCTACGACGCTATTGCCAATGTCGGCAAGTTCCTTGGCCAGCCCGAATTCGGCGATGATTCCGACGATCTAGACGCCGACGTAAGAGCCGCGATAGTAGAGGGCTTCACGGGCACATTTGGCGACCTGTCCACATCGGATGTAGCCATCGCGGTGTCCGACGGCGAAACGAAGATCAGCGGAAGTGTTCGCGACGGCGACGGCAATAAGGTTGGCCATTTCGTTCGCACCGTCACGGCTGACGAAACAGACGGGATCTCGGTTGAACACACGCTGCTCGAGCTGGACCGGACAGTTCAGGGGCAGGGCTTTGCCGAACGTTTCAACCAGCACCTGTTTCGCTGGTACCGCGACAGCGGCATTGAGCGGGTGGAGCTGACCGCCAACATTGACGTGGGCGGCTACGCATGGGCACGTAAGGGCTATGACTGGGCGTCAGAGCGAGACTTCGACAAGGTAGCCCAGCGCGCGTTTGCGGCCATTGACTCGTTGAGCGGTGAGGCCTCACTCGCCGATGAGAAGTACCCGCTTCGCGTTGACCTGATAAGGCAGGAGCGCCGCGAGGAGCAGCTGGCGGCAGCCGAGGCACTGTCGGAGCGCCTGTTCGCGGCCGCCGAGGGTAATGCGGAAAACCCGACGCCGTTTGAGATTTCCCAGGTGGGTCGTTGGCCGGGCGCCGGTCGGGATGACTGGTGGATCGGCAAGGCAATTTTGATGGGGTCGAGTTGGCGCGGGGTGACCTCTCCATGACGTTGACTCCGAGGCAGGAGCGGCTGCGGGCTGTTCGCCAGCTGCACACCAAGTGGGCGTTGGCGAACGTGCACTCGGCGGGCTCAGCGTTCAGTCCGATAGGCCGCGTGGATGGCTCCGATTACAACCAGCATCACGCGGATCTGGATGCTGCTGGCGATGCGCAGGACGCCTTTGTGGCCGATGCGCTGGCGTTGATTGCCGGTATCGGCGTGTTGGCCCGTGCGGATGTGCTGACACGGCCACGTGCTGCTGCCGAGGCGCACACGGGTGCGATGATCGCACTGGTCCCAACAGCCGCCGATGCGACACGGCTGGCAGTCGAGGGTGGTGAGCCAGCCGATGAGCTTCACGTCACCCTGCGCTATCTGGGCAAAGGCGCGGACTTCAGCGCCCAGTCACGCGAGCATCTGATCGAACTGGTGCGCGCCTATGCGGAGCAGCTGCGCCCGTTCACCGCTGACGCGTTCAACGTGGCGATCTTCAATCCCGCTGGCGACGAGCCATGTGTCGTGCTCGGCTTGGGCGGCGACGACATCGTCAAAGCGCATGCCGCTGCCGAGACGGCGGTTGAGGACTATGGCGCGGACCTGCCCGAGCCACACAAGCCTTTCGTTCCGCACCTGACGCTTGAGTACACCGATGATGCGGGCCGGGTGGAGGAGCTGACCGACCGGGTCGGCCTGATTGCCTTCGACCGTATCCGGGTGGCGTTCGCTGGTGAGGTCACAGACATTCCGCTGACGCACGGCAAGAAGGATGCGGCTGATACTGCACGCCTGCGGGCGCAGGTCGAGCCTGACGTGGCAGCAGCGTTGGCGACGCTGCGTGCATTGCGGCAGCGGCTGTCCGGCACGAAGGTACGCGACCTGGACGAGATCATCGTCGAGTTGATGGGGATGCGTTTCGAGCAGGCGCAGGCGCTGTTGCTGCGCGCCGACTTCAACGAGAGCCTGCACAAACGTGACGGCAAGGGCCGGTTTACGCGAACGGGTGCCCTCGGTTCGGTGCTGGAGAAGCTGGAGGCGTTGCGCGGCAAGCTGGGCGACGACGAGCGGGCTGAACTTGACCGGGCGATGGATCAGCTGCGCGGGTTGGAGTCGTCCGATGTGGACGACGACGACCTGAACGTGGACGAGCCCGAAGACGATGGCCGCGGTCTGGTCATGGACTCCGCCAGCGGCGAGTTGGCCTTCACGACGTACACCGACGGTGACATAGGCGTCGACTGGGACGAGGGCAGTGTCCGGTTCACGCCACAGCAGGCACGGGAGGTGTCGGCTGCGATCAACGAGTTCGCGGCTCTGCCTGTCGTTGCGTCTCCGGAGCTTCCCGAGTGGGAGGTGCCCGCGTCGGTCACGACACGGGAGGAGTATTCGCAGTGGTGGCATCAGCAGCTCAATGAGTGGTACGAGTCACCTGCCTGGGATGACTACAACGCTGTGGTTGGCGAGTTCACCACAGCCGACGGGGAGCTGAAGGTCACCCGCGGTGGTTCTGGTGTCTTCCAGATCGGTGACCCGGATGTGGTTGACGATCCAGATGGTGAGGGTGTTCTTCAGCTCGACGATCCGGATGAGGGCCGCGTGTTCGTGGACATGCTGCTGGTGGCCGCTCCGTCGGTGTCGAACCTGGCTGGGACGGTGTTTTTTCAGGTGCGGGTGCAGCAGTCCCGGCAACGCCTGGCCAAATACGACCCCACCCAACGCCGCGACGACGACGGGAAATGGGCGGCGTTCGGCGGTATCCCTGCCTTCCACCGGGAGCACATGTTCGCCAACGGAACTGTCACCGCAACCGTCGGCAAGGGCGGTTTGCAGCTGTCTTTGGCCAACAATGCGGGCGGTACAGGCAAGTCGGGTGGGCTGGACAATGGTGCGCGGTGGAAGCTGGCTGAGGTGCTGGAGAGCGCGGCCGATCCGGACTACGACGCCGACCGGAAGTCGGTGTACTCCTATCCCGACGACGGCGGCGACCGTAGCCAGCCATCTGGGTTCGCCGAGGTTTCCTACGACGGCGAAGGCCTCGTTGAGTTGGAGCTGCTCGACTCCGACGAGAAGATCAAACTTTCGCGGGCTGAAGCCGGAGCCTTGTCACAGTCGGTGCGCCGGTCAGCGGGTGTGTCACGCGTCGCGATGGCGTCGGGGCCTTTGGATGTGTTCCCCACCGATGACCGCAAAGTCGGCTTGAGGCTGAACGCCGCTGACGGCACGGTGGTGGAGCCTGCCTTTGACGGCAAGTCATGGACTCGGATCCGGAACGCCCAGAACGTTGTCTGGGAGGGCTTCGACGAGTTCGAGACCTTCGTCAAGGCCGGTGAGGATGACAACGGTGACGTCGTGTACCCGGATGTGGACACGATCGATGTTGACACTAACTTGGGCCGCGTTCGGGTCCACCGGGACGGTGCGATAACGGGTGGACCAGACGATCCGAATTATGGGTCGGAGACGTTGAGTTTCGGCCCCGTGGACGGTGGCTGGAAGGTCGCGTGGCCTGGCGACTATCGGCATCCGGCATTCGAGGCGTTTGAGGCGATCGAAACGTTCGGCTCTTATGAGGAGTGGCCGGGTATCGAGAACGCTGCTCCTCGCCTCCCGCAGGCGGTGGTGTGGCGTCCGCTGGCGAATCGTGCCGGTCTGCCGCGTGCGGAGTTCACCGAGTCGCAGCATAAACGTGACCGTCGTGGCCGGTTTTCCAAGTCTGCGGGTCAGGTGGTGTCCGAACTGGACGACCTGATGGCCAAACTGTCGAAGCTCACGAAGGACATGGGTGAGGACGAAGACGACAACGGTGAGGCCGAAACCGCGTTGGAGGCGTTGAAGGACCTCCGCGAGCGCAGGCATGCGAAGGCGAACCGGCGTGAGGCGTCGATGGAGACCGCCTACGGCGAGGTGTCGATGTCGATCGCTGGCGACGGCGATATCACCCTGGACTTCGACAACGGCGGATTTTTCCTACCCCCTCAAGAGGCGAAGCAGCTTGCTGGCGTTCTGGATGGGTTCCGGGCCACCACCCTTCCCGGGTGGAAGCTGGGCGATGAGCATGTCGAGCTAAGCCGCGTACCGCTCGGCGATCATGGTGAGCTGTCTGCGCTGCTGTGGACCAGTGGGCTGGTGGAGATTGGGCCATCCGACAAGGTGGGCAATCCCGACGAGGCCGAGACAGATGTCCTGCTGCTCGAAGACTTTGACGAGGCCGCCGATTTCGCAGACTTGTTGGAGGAGTTGGCTGACCGGTCTCTGGCCGGTGACGTGTCGAATACAGCGGTCGTACTGCCGCAGGCGCTGTATAACCATCCAGGGCACCCAGACCAGAAGGTGCACGGCAGGCCTGGGCGGGGCAAGAAGCTGCCCGATGTGCCTGAGGTGGTGGCCGTTCCGGAGGCCGAGCCTGCACCGAAGCCCCCGGCGAAACGTGCCCCACGCAAGAAGGCGGAGCCGCGCAAGAAGGCTGTGCCTGCCGAAACGCAAACGGACCGGCGGACTAGCCCTGATGCAGTTACCGGCGATGCCGCGCTGGCTGTGCTGCCACGCAGCCTGGATGCCCTAACTGCGGCCAAGGACCCCCGAGCTGACGCCTTGTGGTATCGGGCGGGCGACAACAGGGCGGAAACCGCATCTGGCCGCCCGGGTTCGTTCGAGATGAGCGCGCAAATGCGGGGCACCGAGAAGATGACGCCCGAGACCAAAGCGCGCGTCAAAGCAATCGACGCGGTGATGGCCGAAAGTCCACTGCCCGAGCCGATCCTTGTGTATCGCGGTGCCGAAAGGATCGGCGGCGTCAGGCCGGATGAGGCGATCGGCGAGCGACGCAACCTTGTCGGCAAAGAGTTCACCGACAAGGCCTTCGTCTCCACCACTACCGACGCAGCACATGCTTCTTGGTTCGGTGGAACGGTCCTGCGGATCACGGTCCCAGAGGGCACCTCGGCGATCCGCATGGCTGACCGTAAAGGGACAGAGCGTGATCAGCAGGAGTCGGAAATTCTGCTGGACCGCGGTCTGACCTTCCGGGTCGTGGCCCAGCACGGCCGGGGAGAACTCAAGGGCGACTGGGGCGGGGCGTACGTGCTCGACGTGGAGGTCGCGCGGTGAACGCTGACGAGTATCGCCGTGGCAAATACGTTTGGGCTGAGGATCAGGCCGAGCCTGCCGATACCGAACCCGTTGAGCCTGCCGCCGTCGAGGTTGAGCCCGAGTACAACCCTGCCAAAAACAACCGAAGGGGACGCCGGTGAGGCGTAACAACATGCTGCCGCGTGCCCGCAAGCCTGTACCGCAGTCGTGGTATGGCATCAAAAATGTGGCCGACACCGCCCAAGTGCACATCTATGCGGAGATCGGCGCGTGGGGTATCACCGCCGACGCCCTGTGCAAAGAACTTGGCACGTTGGATGCGAAGAGCATCGACGTGCGGATCAACAGCCCGGGTGGTGACGTGTTCGACGGGATCGCCATCCACAACGCGATAGCGAACCACCGGGCCAAGGTGCGGGTCACCGTCGATGGGGTCGCGGCGTCCATCGCGAGCGTCATCGCTATGGCTGCCGACCCGTACGACAAGGCAACCGACACGGGCGGGATTGTCATGGCCCGCGGCTCACAGATGATGATCCACGAAGGGCACACGGTGGCTGTCGGCGCGGCAGCGGACATGCGCAAGCAGGCCGACCTGTTGGACACCGTCTCGGACACGATCGCCGGGTTTTACGCCGAACGGGCGGGCGGAACCGTCGGTGACTGGCGCAACCGGATGCGGTCGGAAACGTGGTACTCGGCCGAAGAGGCTGTCCAGGCGGGGCTGGCCGACGAGGTGGCGGTGCCTTCGCGCACCATCAAGGCCACCTGGGACCTGTCCGTTTTCAACTATGCGGGGCGCAGGAATGCGCCCGCACCGGACCTGACCGAGGCGGTGCCGGTGGTGGAAGCGGCGGCACCGCAACCCAAGCCGGTGACTGTGCCCGCCCGTGCGCGGGTGAGGCCTTCCCGCGTACCCGCGCTCGTACCCGCGCAGGCGACTACTGCGACTTCAGTGGACTCGATTCTGAGCTCGCTGCTCACCACACCGTCGAATGGCGACAGTGTGCTGTCTGCCCTACTGAAAGAGGGAAGTAAGTGAACACCAAACTGATGCCTGGGGCGGCGGCACGGCTGCGGCAGCTCGGCATAGCACGCAACCGGGTCGGCCGTTTCTGCAACAAGGCCACCCTGATTCCGCCCAAGAACGGGGTGCCGATCCCGGCGAACGCCGACGAACTCGCCGAGATCCTGGCCGACGACATCAAGTTCGCGCAGATCGCGGGCGACGGCCGCGGCGGCCTTGGTGGCTGGATCCAGGCGTACAAGGAGAAGCAGGGCCCGAACGTCCAGCAGGACCTTCAGGTCGAGATTCAGCGTGGGATCGCCAATTTTCTGAAGGACAACGACCAGGACGGTTCCCGCGACGGGATCAAGCGTCTCAACCTGAACCCGGCTAACCGGCCGGCGTCGATGCTGAACTCGCACAAGCAGGCCACCGCACACAACCCGCAGGCCCCGGGCGCAGCATTGGACAAGGAGTTCGCCACCGCCGGCGAGTTCATCTACGCGTCGTGGCACCGCAACAGCGACGAAGCGTTGCAGTCGAAGATGGCGAAACTTCGCAACGCGTACAGCTCGGTCGTCCCGTCTGACGGTGGTTTCCTGGTGCCGGAGACGCTGCGCTCACAGCTTTTGGAGATTGCGCTGGAGATGTCGGTTGTCCGTCCGCGGGCGACGGTGGTGCCGATGGAGACGGCACGCGTCCCGTTCCCGATGATCGACTCGACGACCAATGTGGGCTCCGTGGTCGGCGGGATGATCGCCTACTGGGGTGAGGAGAGCGCGGCGCTCACCGACGCCAGCCCGAAGTTTGGGCGGGTGGAGCTCGACGCCAAGAAGCTCACCGGCCTGTCGGTGGTTCCGAACGAGTTGCTGCAGGATTCGCTGATCTCCTTCTCGGCGCTGGTGGAAAGGCTGTGGCCGCAAGCGTTGGCCTTCTTCGAGGATGTTGCGTTCATGGCCGGCAACGGTGTCGGCGAGCCCAAGGGGTTCCTCGGCGCGGCCAACGACGCCGCGATCGCGATCACCAAGGAGACCAGCCAGTCGGCGGACACGATCGTGCTGGAGAACGTCATCAAGATGTACTCCCGCATGCTGCCGTCTTCGCTCGCGCGTGGGATCTGGATCTGCTCGCCGGAGGCTCTGCCGCAGCTGTTCACGATGGCGCTGTCGGTGGGTACCGGCGGCGGTCCGGTGATGTTGACGAACGTGACCGGTCCCGCGCCGGTGAACATCTTCGGCCGTCCGCTGGTCGTGTCGGAGAAGGCCGGCCGTCTCGGTGACCGTTCGGACCTGTCCTTTGTCGATCTCGCCTATTACCTGGTCGGTGACCGGCAGATCATGACCGCGAGTTCCTCGACGGACTGGCGTTTCGGCAACGACCAGACCGCCTACCGCATCATCCAACGCGTCGACGGCCGTCCGTGGCTCGCCAGCCCCATCACACCTCAGAACGGCGGCCCCACGTTGTCGCCTTTCGTCGAGATCGAAGCGCGCTGATATCTGGCGGTGGGTGGCATTCAAACCCCGCCCACCGCTTCCACCCGGGCGGCAGTCTCGCCCCGAACGGGAAACCTAAACGAGAGAAGGAAAGCAAATGTCACAAGACGCCTTGGGTCGCCTGCTCGATGTCAGCATCGGCTGGTCGCCCGTAGACGCGCAGACCGCGCAGACCGGCAAGCGGGTGTCGCTGCGCAATGCGGGCGGCTGCACCATCCTGGTCATCAAAGCGGCCGGCACTGCCGGTGACGACCACTCGTATGACCTGCAGCAGCACACCGCGTCCACCGGTGGCACCACGGCCGACTTGGACATCATCGCCGCCTACTACCTGAAGTCGGAGACCACGCTGGACGGTGATGAAACCTGGTCGAAGCTGACCCAGACGGCGGCGTCGGAGATCGTCGAGGCGGGTGGTGCGGGCACTTCGGCTGAGCAGGAACAAATTTTGGTCATCGAGGTCGACAACAAGCAGCTCTCCGACGGCTACGACTACATCTCCCTCAACTCGGGTGGTGAAGGTTCGAACGCCCAGCTGTCGACGTGTATTTATGTGCTGCGGGATCTGATGGTGCAGCGCACCCCGGCGAACCTTGTCGCGCCGCTGTCCTAACCGGACCGGCCCTCCCGCTGGTGGGGTGGGAGGGCCACATTCCAACAAGGGTCAATGCATAACCCCGAAAAGGAGCCACGATGGCTGCACAGACTTCCGCCTACACCCCGCTTTTCGCCCGGTCCGGTGCCGGGATTGTCACCGTTGTCGACATTGGTGAAACGCCGGGCAACGTGTTCTTCGTCAACTCGGCCACCGGCACCGACGCGACCGGCCACGGCCGACGCCCCGACGCCCCGTTGGCGTCGCTGTCGTACGCCTACAGTTCGGACCTGGTCACCTCCGGCGACGTCGTCTACGTCATGCCAGGTCACACCGAGACGGTCGGTTCGGCGGGTGCGGTGACCGCCGATATTGCCGGTGTGACGGTCATCGGGTTGGGTTCGGGGGCGACCCGGCCGACGTTCAACTTCACCACCACCGACGGGACCATGCTCATTTCGGCGGCGTCGACGAAGTGGGTCAACCTGCTGTGCGTCGCGAACACCGCTGTCGACGTGGTCGACGGCATTGTGGTGACAGGTGCGGACTGCACCCTTGTCGACATCCATGGTCGCGAAGACGGGACGACGAAACAGTTCGTGTTGTGGCTGCGGCTGCACACCGGCGCGGCGCGGGCGCGCCTGATCCGCCCAAGGTTCCTCGGCGCGGCAGGTGACGCCGGTGTGGCGGCGATCAAAATTTCGGGTGTCATCGACGGGGTCTATATCGAGGAAGCCTGGTGTGTGGGCATCCACTCGTCGGGGACGATCTTCTCGGATGCTTCGGCGACGGACACGATGATCGTCGGCGCGTTCTGCCGACAGGCCCACGCCACCAAGGACTCCGGTATCGCACTGGCTGCGGGGAACACGGCAGTCATCATCAACCCGATGATCCAGTCTGCGACCAACGATGCGGACGGGTTCAACCTGGCCATCGTCGCGGCGGCTGGTGCGGTTTACAACCCGCTGGTGGTCAACCTTGCCGGTGAGCGTGGCGGCGCCTGGGGCACCGCTTCGGCTGCGGCATAAGGCGGGTAGACGATGGCGGGCACATTTCTTTTCGCCGACGGAAGCGGTGGTCACCTCTGCGATATGGGGTCGGCCCCTGCTGTCGGCGAGACGGATGTGCTCTGCATAAACAGCAACACGGTCATCACCGCCGTCAGCTCGACGGGTGGGGCGGCCTGGTCGTTGGCGGAAACGAATGTCAACGACCAGGGCACCTACATCTATATTCGCCAGGCTACCGGCGGTGAACCGCAGACGGTCACCATCACGACGACCGGTGACCATGACACGCATGTGGGCTGGTCCCGGTGGCCCAACACGGTCGCGTTGGACATTTCGACATCCACCCGCGTCGACGGGGTTGCCGCCGCGTCGACCCCGGCCCATTCCACCGGCACCCTGTCCAGCACCGGGCAGCTGGTCATCGCGTTCGGGGCGTTGCATTCGATCGGGCTGGCCGACCAGAACACACCGGTGTGGTCGGCCGGTTTCACCGAACTCACCTCCAGCGCCGCGCAAGGCTCCGGGGCGACCGGGGTCCGCGGCTATGTCGCCTACAAGGAAAACGCGGGCACCGCGGCGGAAACCCCGCAGGTGTCCTGGTCCGGGGCCAACGCCTCCGACCGGTACATGCTCACCGTCAGCTTCACGATCTCGATTCCAGCTAGCAGGAGGCGCCGCAAGATGGCTACCTACATCCGCGGCACCGAGGGCCGCTTGAACGACATCATGACCGTGCTCGGCACGACGAAGCCGTCGCTGTGGCCGTTTTGGGAGGCGTCCGGCGGTCTGGTCTCCGGTATCTCGGTGGGGGATTTGGTCCCGTCGGAGACTGCGGGGGCAGCGGAGGCGTTGGAGGACGACTTCGCGCCGCTGATGCTGCCGTCCGGCCTGTACTCCTACCATTTCCACCCGACCGGCGACCATCATCTGGCCGGCATCGACTCAACCAACTACTCCTTCGGCGACGGCAGTGTCGACGCCGCGTTCAGCGTGGGTGCGTGGGTCCGCCCGAACGCGATCGTCACCAACGTCATCATGGGCAAGTACGACAGCGCCGGGAACTTGGAGGAGTGGCGGTTTTTCATCGACTCCAACGGCAAGTTGTCCCTCGAGTTGCACGACGCGTCCGCGTCCGCCACCGAGATCGCCGTCTCCGACAGCGCTCTGACCATCGGCCAGTGGATCCACGTGGTGGCCACCTACGACGGTGGGGAAACGTCGCCGGTCGTCCTGCTTTACATCAACGGCACGGCGTCCAACGGTGACGGGCCGACGACCGAGTCGGGCACCTACACGGCGATGGAGAACACTGCCGCACCTTTGACGGTCGGCTGCTCAGGGGTGACTGCGACGCCGGTGGCCGAGTTTCATGGCCGTATCGCGATGCCGTTCCTCACCGGGAAAGCGTTGACCGCGGCTGAGGTTCAAACCTTGTACGGCTACACCGCGCCGATGGTCGGTGTTTGCTGATGGCACTCGCGATCTGCACGTCGTGCACGACGGCCTACGCGCCGGGCGTGCCCAAATGCCCGCAGTGCGCGAGTTCCGAGCATGTGGAGCAGGGCTCACCCGAACACCTGGACATGCTTACGCCCGCACCCGTGAAGGCGAAGACGAAACCTGCGGCGGCACCCGATGCATGACGTTGACACGTACACGCCCACGCCGGTCCCCGCATCGGTGTACGTGGCCTGCCCATCCGACTGGTGCACCGCCTTCGCCGTTCAGCGGCTCGTGTGGCTGCCGCAGGTCGCACTTGGCGTGGTGGCGGTGCCGCGGCTGCTGTGCCAGGCATGCCACAGCGCGCTGTACGTTCCGCTGTGGCCAGACCTTGAGGAGACACCGATGCCGAAACTGCACGCCGACCGTGAACCAACCAACAAGCACGACATCCAACCTTGGAGGCCGATGCCGGGCGGGCATGCCGCGGATGTTGTCGCCGACCCGGAAGCTGATGCTGCGCCGGCCGAAACCGCGGAAACCGCCGAGACTCCCACCGTGGCCAAGAAGGCCGCGCCCCGCAAAGCCGCACGCGCGAAGGCGGGTGACGGCAGCTGATGTCTGAGGGCGGATGGTACGGGCTGTTGGCTATCGAGCAGGAATACCGCGACAGGCTTGCGGAGGAACGCTCACAGCCGCCCGTGGCATGCCCAAACGACGGCGAGCCTTTACGCACCGGCCCTCGCGGCGAGCTCTACTGCCCGTTCGACGGCTGGAGGGCGACATGACCCTGTGGGCGCAAGGGTTGACGTACGCCAGTGTCGAGTCCCTCGCGGTGGCGACCGACACCAAGTACACGGCACGCATGGACTCGCAGCTCAAGAATGCGCTGGAGGCCGGGGCGAACACGCTGGAAGCACAACTGCACCGCCGCTTCGCCCCATGGTCCGGCACGAGATATTTCGACTACCCGACCAGGGATTTTTCGCCCAGCTGGAAGCTTCCGCTGGGCATGAACGAGCTGATCTCCGCCAGCACGGTTGTGGCCGCAGGTACCACCATTGCGTCCACCGACTATTTCCTGCGCCGCTACGACGACCTGGACGAGCCGCCCTACGGCCGCATCGAAATCGACCTCGCCAGCTCGGCGGCGTTCGCCGCGGGTTCGACTACCCAACGCCAGGTCGCGATCACCGGCATCTGGGGTTTCCAACTCAACGACGTCGCCGCGGGCACCATCACCGCCAACGTTTCGTCGACCACCGCAACAACAATCGCCGTGTCCAACTCGGCTGCGGTCGGGGTCGGCAACGCACTGCTCATCGACTCGGAACGGCTCATCGTCACCGCAAAGGCGATGGTGGACACGGCCCAGAACACATCCGTGCTGTCCGCGTCGGAGGCCGACGTGTCAATCACCAGCATCACCGCCGGCAGCATCAACGTCGGCGAAACCCTGCTCATCGACTCGGAGCGGATGCTGGTCGTCGATGTGGCCGGCACAACGTTGACGGTGAAACGCAAATGGGACGGGTCAGCGTTGACGGCGCATCTGGTCAACGCCGACATTTACGCACCCCGCACGGTCACGGTCACCCGCGGCGCTTTGGGCACCACAGCAGCAACCCACACGTCTGCCACGGCGGTCTACCGACACGATGCGCCGGCGCTGATCCAGGAACTCAACATCGCTGAGGCGCTCACCACGATGGGCCAACGTCTGGCCGGGTATGCGCGTGAGGTCGGCTCCGGGGAGAACACACGCGAATCCAGCGGGCGCGGGTTGAAGCAGATCCGTGAGGACGCCTACACCACGTTCGGGCGTAAGGCCAGAAAGGCCGCGGTGTAGCCATGTCCTACACAGTCACCGTCGACACCTCGGGCCCGCTCTGGGATGGGCGCGCAGACAAGGCGTTGGACGACTTCCTCGAGGAAGCGGTGTGGGAGATCACCAAGGAAGGCCGCGGCGACCTTGGCGTCCGGTTCATCACCCATTTCAAGAAGCCGACCGGGAACTACGAGTCGCATGTGGAAGCCCAGCACCTCGACAATCACGGCTGGATCCACGACAACATGATCATTTACGGGCCGTGGCTCGAGGGTGTCGGGAGCCGCAACTATCCGGTGACCAAGTTCAAAGGCTACTGGTCGTTCAAAACCGTTGCCGCCGAACTCCAGGACAAGGCCGTACCGATCGCCGAGCGGGTACTCCCACGGTTCCTTGCCCGGATGGGAGGCGGCCATGCTTGACGCCGGCCCCATCTTCATCGCACTACGCGACCACGCCTCCGAGCTCGGTGTGTTCGACCACGTCGAAGGTCACGCCCTCATCAACCCGCCGAACTCCGGCGTCGGCGTCGCATTCGAGTTCGGCACTCTAGCGCCTGGCGCCCAGTTTTCCGGGCTGAAGTCGACTTCGGCCGTCCTCAACGTCACCGCCTCCATCTACGCGCTGATGCAGACGCAGCCGGCCGACGACATCGAGCTCACCATCGTCACCGCCGCGGCTGCGCTCATCAACGCCTACAGCGGCGGGTTCACCCTGGGCGGGCTCATCCGCAACATCGACCTTCTCGGCATGGCGGGACAGGGCCTCACCTGCCGTGGCGGTTACCGGAAGGCCGGCGACACCCTGTTCCGCACCGCGATTGTCGACATACCGATGGTCGTTTCCGACGTTTTCGAGCAGGCAGGCTGACATGACAAAGCGTTCCGGTCTGGGGATGAACTGCTACGTCGGTGGATACGACCTGTCCGGCGACGTGGGCGGCATCAACAATCTGCGCGGCGGGCCTTCGCCGCTGACGGTCACCGGCATCGACAAAGAGGCGTTCGAACGCATCGGCGGCCTACGCGACGGCGCGGTCGAGTACATGTCGTACTTCAACAAGGCGACAGGGCAGGCGCATCTGACGTTGTCGGCGTTGCCGCGCACCGATCAGATCACCACCGTCTGCGTCGGCACCACCCTCGGCTATCCGGCGGCAGCAATCGTCGCCAAGCAAATCAACTACGACGGTACGCGGGCGCAGGATGGTTCGCTGACGTTGACCGTCCAAGCGTTGGGCAACGGCAACGCCTTGGAGTGGGGCCGGCAGCTGACGGCCGGGAAGCGCACCGACACCAGCGCCACCAACGGGTCAAGCATTGACACTGCGGCATCCGCCGACTTCGGTGCGCAGGCCTACTTGCAGGTGTTCGCGGTGACTGGGACATCGGTCACCTGCACCATCGAGGATTCGGCCAACGACTCGGCGTTCACGGCCGTGGCCGGTCTGGCGTTCACGGCGGCTACTGGTGTGACCACGCAGCGGTTGGCGACGTCGAACACGGCGACGATCCGCCGCTATCTGCGTGTTGCCACCACGGGGACGTTCTCCAACGCCGTGTTCAACCTGATGATCGTGAAGAATGAGATCGCGGGGGTGGCCTTCTGATGCGCCCGCTTCGTCCTGTCAATCGGCCGGTCAAGCCGCTGATGCCTGCGCACGCCTACAAAACATATGAGATCGACGCCCCGCTGCCAACACACTTCCGCCCGGCCACGTGTGCGGAGGTGGGCTGCCGGGAGTACGAGCGCGGGTGGGTGTCGCCGATCGACGAACGCACACTGCAGGGCCAGCGTTGGGCTTACCGCATCCGCAAGGTCGAGCGCCGTAAGTACACGGAATTCAAGGACCCGGGCGGTTTGACGGTGTTCACCTTCGATGCTGGGCAGCGGTGTTTCGCCGAGCATCGGCTGCCGGTGGGCCGGCCGGAACTGTTTGTGGTCAGGGGTGGCGACTGGCGCGGGAACCCGCGAGGAGAAGTGAGGCGGCATACCAGGCCCGAGTTTTGGGTCGAGGATTTTGCGCTTCACCAGCAGGCAATCGTCGACGAGAGAAACAAGGGATAGGAGGCGCGCCATGACTTTCCTCCGCCATTCGAGCGCGACGTCGAGTCCACCCCCCGGGGTCGAGCCGCCGAGCGTTCTACCAGGCTTCGGGTGGACGTGGCCACAAGGCTTGTGGCCACATGACAAGAGGATGTGATTGCAATTTCCAAAGAATCCGGGTTGGCGTGGACCTCGATGTCGATCGATGATGCGACTGGCACGCTGCGCGACCTCCGCACGGATATCACGAATTTCCAGTGGGCCACACCCCGCGGGGTGGAAGACATCACGGGCATCGACAAGTCCGCCAATGAGCGTCAGCTGCTGCTTGCCGACATGTCGGCGAATTGGAACGGGCCCTTCGACGACGGGTCCAACTTGGCGCATGACGTGTTCAAGACGGTGTCGTCGACGTCGGTGGCGCGGGAGATCCTGCTTGTCGTTTCTGGGCAGACATTGGGTAGCTCGCCGCAGGTGACGTTGCTGTTGACGGACTATGCGATGACGCGCAGCCAGACGGGCGAGTTGGGCTGGTCTGTGCCCGGAGTTTTGGCCAACGGCGCGATTCCGACATGGAGCTGAGTCTATATGGGCTGGAAGCGTAGCACTCTGCATCTGGTCTTCGACGATCCCGAGTTCGAAGGCCTGGAGGTGCGCACTAGACGGTTCGTTCTCGACGATCTGCTGCTGTTGGACTCGTTCGGCGACGAGCGGTCCAACGAGTTGTTGGAGCAGTGCGCGGAAATGCTCGCCTCGAAGATCCTGTCTTGGAACTTTGAGGATGAGCACGATGTGCCGGTG